ACCCATATTACCCATATTACCCATATTACCCATATTACCCATATTACCCATATTACCCATATTACCCATATTACCCATATTACCCATATTACCCATATTACCCATATTACCCATATTACCCATATTATCTATAATAAAAATATTATTATATATATAATGAAACAAACAAGAAAATCAAAAACAAACAGAAAAAAAACAACTAGAACAAAATCAACCCGAACAAAATCAAGAACAAGGAGAAATAAAAGGATGATGAAAGGTGGAAACCCCCAAATAACTCCGGGAATAACTTCTTATGATAAAATATATGAATATTTACTTGAATTATTAAATCGACCAGATTTTAAACAAATTTATGAGAAGAATAAAGAATTTATAAAGAGCATCAGTATAAATAATGATAATTTTTCAGTGTCTTTTGATTTTTCAACCAATGAACAATTTAGAAATTTTATAAATGATTTACTTCAATGGTTATTATTTGATTATAATCCATATATTTTCGATACTTTATTAACCATCATTTATAGTTGTTTTGATGAGCCAGAATTTCTTAAAGACAATGTTGATTCATTACAAATTTTATTTAAAAAATTACAAGACATGATAGTTTATAAAAGTGTAGGAGCGGGAGATGATGTTGAAAAAATAAATGAAATAAATTTATTAACATTCATATTATATGTATTAACTATACCAAGTATAAGTTTGGCAGTATCAGATTTGATTAACAAAAATAAAGTTGTCTTTCAAAACAATTTAAAAGATATAAAATGTGTTATAACAGAAATAACATATGAAAAAATTAAAAATACTCCAAGTGTTCGTAACGCAATCACAAACTATTTTGACTCATTTAACCCAAAAATACGTTATACAGAAATACCCGGTTTGGTAGGAAATATCGCAAAATGTCTACCGAATTTGTTAAATACTTTTGCCGCAAATTTTGTAAAAGCAAAAGCTAATGCGGTAAGTCAATCATTCGGTAAAAATATAGTTTCACCCGCGAAATCATTATATTCGCGTATTCCAAAATTTCAAATACCAAATATCTTACCAAAATAACAATAAAATACACGATTTACTATTTTATTGTTTTCTATACAAATCACAATTACAATCGTTTACGACTTGCTAAATATGCTGCAGCAGTGGTTCCAATCTTTCCATAACCACTATGCGGTTGATAAATATAATTATGATTATAGGTATAGCATAATGTATTGTTACAATTATTTAATCTTCCGATTGTCACTGGGACAAAATATCCAAAACTACTTAAATTATTAGCACGTCCAACAGGAGGAACAGAGCAAGAACCCATTTATATAGACAAATATAATAATCTCTGGACAGGACAAAGTAATCCCTAATCCCTAAACCATCTTATTTCTTTCCACACGCACTACATCCAGGAGTAGCTGTGTGAACACGGTGAATCATGTTTGATTTTAAAGAAGTATTCATTGTAGGCTTCACGTCAGCAGCCGATTTAGAAATGATTTGAGAATAGGAAACACGCGGAACAGACCCGTTATGTAAAACCATATTTAATTTAACAGGCATTATATTATATAAATAATAAATTAATTTTTATAAAATATGAATTTTGTTTATTTTGTTTATTTTATTTTTTATTTCACAATTTTTCCATTTTTCTGTTTTATAAAAGAGATACAAAGAGAGAAAATACACCCCTAACCTAACATGTCTCACTATTACAAGGATAATAAACCAATAATTCGCTTATATTTTTTTCAGCCACGGTGCCGTCGTCATATTGAACAATATAATTCGTACCCATTCTTTCAAGAACAAGCGCCTTAACATAATACCCTTCCGCATTCGTGGCGTAAACATATGCGCCAACATCAAATTCATAATAATATTGGAATCGTTGCGGATCAGCCAATGTATCGTAAATAACATCATTTTCATCACCACAAATACAATTACCTTGATATCCGCCACCTGAAACAATACTTGTCTTGGTAGTTTTTCCACCATAAATGGGGAATGCCGGATTAAATACAATAGGTTTCCCAAAATCGGGCGGAATAACACCGCGTCGCACCGGTCCTTTTCCCTTAATACGATTCAAATAGCGATCATAGGAATTATGTTTAATATCTACTCCTGAACCACCGGGGCAACCAGCACCGGGTCTACATCGAGTAATCGTCGTCCGGGTGCTACTAGCGTGATAAAAACTGCCTCCGGCAACAGTGGATGGCTGAACATGGCGCACACGACGGTCACTCATTTGATTCCAATTCACACCATATTTTCCAGGTTTTTGATATACATTCAATGCTGCTAAATCATTCATGTATAATGAGGCAGGTACCCTTACCGTATTTTGAATAATTTTTAAAGTCTGATATTGAGATGCTGGGTCGTTATAACTCATATTGTTGTTACACCAGCGGCAGTTGGTTGTTATTTGATCATCAGTAGCAATTGGCATATTCTTTGTAATATATTATAACAAGATATTATTTCTCTCTTTGTATCCAAAGTAAAACTAAAATCCAATTTAAAAATATAAAAAAAATAAAATTGAATAATAATTCTATTTTATTGTCATTTAAAAAACAAACCACAACAACAACCATAACCACCGTAATGTTCAACTGCTCATATTGTCGTAAAGAATATACCAGAAAAACCTCTTATTCAAGACACGAATTATTGTGCGAAATCATACACAAACAAAAAAACCAGTCAAAAGCATCACAAAAACGTGAAGAAAAATGCGAAGAGGAAGAAACTCCTCCACCAAATATTTCAATACAAGCCTTATATCAGATCGTACAAGAATTAGTCTTTAAAACGAAACATATGGAAGAAGAATTACACAATATTAAACAATATATTTCAACAAATGTCAACAATATAAATGTCATGAATATGTTGAATTCCCCGACCTCACCCATTCCCAGACCAAAGATAACCTATGAAGAGTGGAAAATGGATTTCAAGGTGTCGGAAGATGATATTACTGAAATAGATAGTATCATAGAAACCATGAAATCTGTAATCAAAAAGAATCTCGCATTAACCTCATATCCCTTTATCAGTTTTACTCAAAAAAAACATGCGATTTATATATACACATTGTTCGAAGAAAACAATAACAACATTATGTATTTTTGGAAAAAACAAACCCCCGAAGAATTCCTATCATTCTTTAAATTCATTCATTCAAAAATACAGCAAGCGTTATCTGGATGGTATAAGAAAAATAAGGAAACAATATTGCGCAGCGACCATTTGACTAGGCAGTATGAACGAAACTTGAATAAATTATTGAGTATAGATTTCAAGTCACAAGCCACCATTGGAAAAATAAAATCCCATTTGTATAATTCAATACAAACAGATTTGAAAACAATCACATACAGTTTCTAATTTGATTTCTTTCAATTTCTGTCAATTTCTTTCATTCAATTTATATTATTTATATTATATTTCCGAAATATAAAATCAAAGATAAATGAAAAGGTAATAAAAAGATTATTATATTTACCTTATATACAAAATAATGCATCTGCGAATTATTTTACAACAATTTTTTTTAGTTGGTTCTTTACTAATGACCACGACCTCTATTCCTATTGTATTTTCATCAGCCCTTGACGAAAATATCGACAATATTGATTTCTGGAAATCTTTTGTTTCATTTCAAGCGCGTTTCAAGAAAATCTACCCCTCCGAAACCGAATTACAACAACGTTTTGAAATATTCAAAGAAAACGTAATTACTATTTTTCAACATAATTTAGAAAAAAAGGAAAACTATACCATGGGTATTAATCAATTCACCGATTTAACCTCAATAGAATTCCAGAAAAACATAATCCACAGCGGTTTCATTGGCTCCACCGCATCATCCCTAAGAGGAAAATCAAAATGCTCACAATATACTTACCAACAAATAAAGGTCCCATCATCTATCGACTGGCGTAGTTCAGGTGCCGTTACCCCCGTAAAAGACCAAGGACAATGTGGATCATGCTGGTCTTTTTCGGCAACTGGTGCCATGGAAGGCGCATGGTCAATCTCGACCGGAAATCTCGTCAGTTTATCCGAAGAACAATTAGTGGATTGTTCAAAGAGATATGGCAATTTGGGTTGTAACGGCGGACTCATGGACAATGCTTTTCAATACGCAATTGATAACGGTATATGCGTTGAATCCGATTATCCTTATACAGCATCTTCGGGATCATCCGGATCATGTCAATCCACTTGTGACCCCGAGGTAACAATATCTGACTGTGCAGACGTGCCAGCGAATAACCAACTCGCCTTAAAAGAGGCGGTTTCTTTTGGACCTGTTTCGATTGCGATTGAGGCGGACACCAGAATATTCCAATCTTATTCAAGCGGCGTAATTACCAGTTCAAGCTGCGGCACTGATTTGGACCATGGTGTGCTCATTGTTGGTTACGGAACTGAACCAGAAACCCAACTCGATTATTGGTTGGTCAAGAATTCTTGGTCAACCACCTGGGGAGACAAGGGTTATGTGAAGATTCAACGAAGCGATAGCACAAATGATATAGGTATTTGTGGTATTGCGGCACAACCATCATTTCCAATTGTTTAGATGTTCTAAACAAAATTCAATTTTTTGGACTTGACGCGCGAGATGTGTTGTCTTTCTTGTTGATGCTTTATATATTGTATCATCAATAAACGCTTTTTTTCTTCAGGTGTTAACGGATCATCAACAACCTGCGTTTGCGTTTGCGTTTGCGTTTGCGCCTGTAAAAACTTCTTATAAAATTCATTTTGTTTTGAATAGGAATGACTTGGTCTATTCATATTTTTAGGCGCGATGTTTACATTTTCAATTCTATTTCTATTGTATGGTTTTTGTGGAGGCGGCGAATAAGCATCGGCATCCCCGCGAACAATTTGTAATTTACCATTGATAACTTTCATATTTAGTGATGATAATATGTCGTCATAAGTTACTTTTTTCTTTTCTGCTTTTTGTTTATCTATAAAAATCGGATTATAATTATTCGATCCGGATCCCAATAATTTTTCAGGAGGAAACACCCGTTTATTCTGTGAATGACTATTAAAATTCGAATTATAAAATTTATTATTTTCTATAAACCCAATATCATTGGCTTGTTGTTCCTGTTGTTCTTTTCCTTGAACAAAATCATCAGTGATTTTAACAAAATCCATGATTATAATAAATATTTTATTTTTGTATTTTAAACCCCAAAACCCCAAAACCTCAAATCCAAAAATAAAATCCATAACCAAAAATAAAAAATAATAATATAATATATACAACCCAAAAGAAAAACAATGGCAATTATTTACAGTAGAGGTTTCCAACAAAGTATAACTAATGATGGATCAAAATCAAAACCCGTAATGAATATAATAGAATGGGATGCTGATTATAAAAACAATAAAGGAAAAATGAATGTCAACATAAATAAAAACGGAAAGAAAAATAATTACCAAGTAAAACTAAACAAAAATGATTTGGAAAATATATTAAAAATGCCAATAGTAAATGAATCATTAGACCAGAGATTGATGGAAGATTTTCCTATTCCTATTTTGGATATCGAGAATCAATTTACGCAACAACTACCATCAATTAGATCCAAAACCAGAAAAAACATGAGAAATATTGCTAAACAAAATATAACAACTGAAATGATTGAAAATAACAAAAATAATAAAAATAACAATCAATACAATGAATTGGAAGATTTATTTGCTTTAAGAAAAAAACTAATCGCGCCATATCATTTGACACATCATAGCGCAATAAATAAAACACGAAAAGCGAGACAAGCGAAACAACAAGCACCTAAACAAAAGAAAGTAAATAATAAGAAGTCACGAAAAAATAATAATAAAGCAAAAGGCATGACAAAATTTTTCAACAAGTTTTTTTAGATAATAATTTAATGATTTATGGATATAAATAAATACGACAAAACCCAGCATTACCAGCGTTTCCATCTGTACCGTAATTTGTATTACCTGGTGCTTGGTTAGCCCCTGCTCCTCCACTTCCACCATTACAATAAGTAATCCCTCCACTGACGAGATCCCTATTCGTAATATTAATTGAAGAAATATTGACATAAGATGTTCCGTCATTATAAGCCGTATACGGAGAGTTTGATGTAACCCCTCCTGCTCCACCTGCCGTTCCGTTACCCCCATTAGTATTAGGAGTTCCCCCTTGACCTCCATTTCCACCTCCACCACCATTCGCAGTGAAACTTGGTCCTCCGCTAATTGCTACTGTTGTAGCATTACCACTTCCACCAGCATTACCATCCGCCCCACTTGGAGCATTATTAATTCCTGAATTATTAAATTGACTATTAAGTCCTCCTTGTCCAGCATTTCCTGCTGTTCCAACACTAATAGTAACACTATTATAAGCAGATATTGGAAATGATCTAACAACCGTAATACCACCATCGGCTCCAGCACCAGCATCGCCTCCCGTTTTCGGTCCGTTAGAACGGTGACCAGCCCCTCCACCTCCACCTCCACCTCCGCCGCCACCGCACATAATAATTGACATATTTGAATAATTGGCAATTGGAATTGTTGCCGATCCTTGATTATAAATAGCACAAAACGAATTACCAATATCAGTACCTTGATATTTATAATTAGTTATCACAGATTCAATTGTCGAATTAACAAGTGATGAGAAAGTAATCGGAGCTCCTCCCTGTTTATATCCACTAATAGAAGATGAGCCAGGAGAAAATGTATTTGGAAATGTATTACTGCGTCCATTTGTTCTATTGGTTATTTTATACTTACTCATTATAATGAATAGTTATAAAAAATATAAATAAAAATACTTAAATATATGAATATAATTCATTAAAAAGAAACTTTATGTACGGATTAGACAGATATATATATATAAATGAAAATTCATTATCAAAAGAATTATGCGATGAAATAATAAATAAATTTGAAGAACAGGAAGAAAATAAAGGTCCAGGATCAACATTTGGAGGTATACAACCAAAAGTAAAGGATACAACAGATTATAATATTAAAGAAAATAATCCAAAATGGTCGCGAATACGAGAAACGTTAATCGTCGAGCTTATAAATAACATTCAAATATATGGTTCTAAATTAGACCGACCAATGTATCATTCACAACCAGCAGATATAAACGATGTAAACCGTTTCCCCAAAAAATATATTTTCAAGGAATTGAACGTAAACGAATTATTTTTTGAAGTAATCATGATACAAAAATATAAATCAAATACTGGAAGATATATATATCACAATGATTTTTCTTCTGAATCAGAAAAAAACAGATTTAGAGTTCTTACTTATATTTATTATTTAAATGATGTAGAAGAAGGCGGCGAAACGCAATTTTGGGATAATTATAAAATAAAACCACAAAAAGGAAAATTAGTATTGTTTCCGGCATCATGGACGTATCCACATAGTGGATTGATGCCAATATCGCATGATAAATATATAATCACTGGTTGGATTTATCAAGAAGCTCACTAGAGAAAATCTAAGTACAACTCGCGAAAACATAATAATACTAATAATAATACTAATAATAATACTAATAATAACAAAGCAAAATGCACAACAAAGTTTTTCAACCAGTTTTTAGATATAGTTTGATTCATTATGGATATATATGATTATGGATATAGTTTGATTCATTATGGATATATATGATTATGGATATAAATAAATACGAAGATAACCAGGAGTACCTTTTTGACCACTAATTCCCTGCGTCGGAGAGTTATTTCCACCTCCGGATCCACCCTGACCATAATTAGTGGAAGAAACGGTAATAACTCTACTTACGGTCTGATAAGTAAGTGGTCCGTTTAAAGTAGCAGTTGTAAAATTTTGTGTAGCAGGAGTTATAGTTCCAGCGGCTCCGTTACCCGATGGTGATTGACCACCAACACCACCATTTGCGGTATATGTACTACCACCAGATACAGAAACTATTGTGGCACCACCATTTTGACCATCTTTTCCTGGTATTTGTAGAAAGGGATTACTTTTATTTGCACCAATACCTCCAAGCCCAGCCGATCCAACAGAATAATTTATAGTACCTGCATTAACAATATTCACATTTGGTATAATAGTTATACCCCCATCTCCTCCAATTCCTCCAGTGCCAGGAGCCCCGCCCCCACCCCCTCCACCGCCACCAGCACACATAATAATAGTACAAGTTGAAAAATTAGAAACGTCTATAGCTCCAGTGCCTGCTGTATGAGTATTGTATTTTAGGCAATATCTGGTACCGACATCTGTATTCTGATATCTATAACCAGTAGTTATAGATTCAAATGTCGGATTAACACTTAAGGTAGAAGTAATAGTAATGCCACTCGCGCTATATCCAGTAACACCAATTGCGCCTGGAGCTAATAAATCAGCTAATAGATTGGTTTTATTATTTGTAGTATTGGTAACACTAAAATCGGCCATTATAATGAAATGATTATATAATTAATATTTATAAAAATTTCAATAAAAATACTAAAATGTATAATTTATTAAAAAAAATTCAAAGTATGGATTTTATGGATATAAATAAATACGAAGATAATCATTGCTACCCCTTTGTCCATTATTTTCTTTTCTACGGTTTGTTGGGATACCATAACCACCAGCTCCACCTTGACTATAATTAGTGGATGAAATGTTAATAACTATATCTGGTGTACTGTGATAAAGAGTGGTCCATTTAAAGTTACCGTTGTAAAAATTTGTGATGTTGAAGTTATAGTTCCCCGGATCCAAGTAGCTGCTGGTTATCCTCCACCACCACTTCCTCCATTTGCGGAACATGTCGTTCCAGAAATAAAAATAGTTGTGTCATTACCAGTAAGTCCGGGGGTTGCTTTAATAACTAAGGGAGTAATTGGATTCGGCGCTTGAGTTTTCCATATTCCACCAGTGTGCCACCTTTCCTAACAGTATAATTTATGGTATTAACAGTTACGATCGGTATTTTTTGTATAATAGTTTTTCCGGCGTTTTTATATCCAGTAGCCGCAATAGATTCAGTTACTAATGTATTGGATAATGTATTACTGCTTCCATTTGTAGTATTGGTAATTTTATAATTATTCATTGTAATGAATAGTTATAAAAAATCTAAATATAATCACTGGATATATTTATCAACCAGGATAATAAATAAAACAATTACTAAATAAAACAATTACTAAATAAAACAATTACTAAATAAAACAATTACTAAATAAAACAATTACTAAATAAAATAATATAAACAATATAAATATTATTTATAATAAATAGTATTTATAGGCTGAAACCAAAATATGAATACTATTAGTTATTGGTTATATAATTATAATGAAAGTAAAAAAGATATTTCAAATATAATAAATTATCATATAAAGAGACTCAATTTACAAGATCAATCATCAAAAAATAGCATAGAAGTGAAAATATTAAAAACCCTCGACAACAATATATTTCCGATTTTCAAAAAAAATGAAACCGAAAAAACTGTAAATTATCCAATATTATCGTGTATGATATTTTTAACAGATAGTGAATTACCATTTGTAATCACCGAAATACACGTTGATAATTACAAATACAAGGAATTTAAAAATCAGGACACATTACATGTGATTTTTCCAAAAAAGAATACTCATGTTGTTTTTAATGGAAATGTATGTAATGGTTTTATAAATCCTAACCAAAATCCCGAAGATATAAATAATGAAAAGGCAATATTAATCAATGTATGGGACAATAATAGAACCGAAAATACCAAACTAACGATTACAACAGAGGAGATAGAAAATGAAACGACACCTGAGTTTATTCCTTTGAATAATCAAATTATATGGACCAATGATTTTCTCACTTATAATATGTACAATAATTTATTGTATATGAAAAAATATACGCATGAAGATATTAAAGCTATTTTAGAATTGTATAATAAAGATTTTCCACAAAACTGGTATGTAATTAAAAAAAGTAAAATAAATTTAAAAAATCTAGATCTATGTACATTTAAAAATAGACATAACAATAATCAACCCAATTTTAATAATCGTTTTCTACAGCGTTTTCACATAAAAAATTTTTTATCGCCAAATACATGTGATTGGTTAATCCATAGTGCAACAAAAAACGATACATTATGGAAAATAAATGATACAAATTTATCATCATACAGTGATGATGAAAATTATATTTGTATGATGGAAAATAATGAAATGAAAAGTTTTACAAGATCAATGTTGGAGAAAGTTTGTGATGAAATAAATAAATCATACAATATAAATATTGAAAATATAGAAAACAATGGAAAAATTGAAATCACTGATGTTTTACTCGTGAAATATGATAAAAATAATACAAAAAATAATAGGATAAAAATGTATTCAAACACACATCATGATATTACATCAGAAATAATGTTATCATTACCGGATGAAAATAATAATACTAAAGAAGGACAATTGATGTTTGATGATGGTTTAGATGTCATATTAAATAAAGGAGATATGATCATATATTCAAACTTTCATGGATATAGTGTTAATAAAATTTTTTCTGAAAACACGGTTTTATATAAAATAATAATTCATATGAAAATAAAAAATGACTAAAAATATGAAGAATAATATTTTATTTTGAAAAAATAAAATATTGTGATTATTATGAATTAATTTTAACAGGAGAAGAAATAAAAAAATTTTTATAAAACCAAGGCTCATCATCATCAACTACTATAGGGTCATTTTCATTACATACATTATCATCATTACATGACTGACAATTATCATTTTCGCGAATAATAAAATCATCTAACGCCCATGAACTACATATATACCTAAATTTGCCAGTTTCAATCTCAGATACAGCATGTGGATGAGTATAGTATGGTGGGAATAAAATAGCACTCCCTTTTTTTGGTTTTATAGTAATATTTTGATTTGGAAATTTATAAACACCTCCTTCAAAGTCATCATTTAAAGAAACAACAATTGTCAAAGACCGAACTGTTTTCACCTTTCCATTATTTTCAGTTTGAACAATATCTCCATTAAAAACCCCATCTTGATGTATTCTGGTTTCACCATATACTTTTCTCAACTCAAACAAAGTTTGTCCTCTTATTTTGATGTTGTCATTTTTATCACTGGCTAATTTGAGTAATTCTTTTATCTTTTTTATAACAAAAATATTCGTTTCATTTTCTTCAATATTAATAACACTATAACATTCAACATTATTAGTATCGGAAAATGACAGTTTTTTTAATTTCGTTGAATCAATATATTTCATTAATTTATCACACAAATCGATGTCAAACGCATTTTCAATAAAATATATGTTGGTTGTTCCAATCTCTTTTATATTACTAATACTACAATTTAACGACATGAAATAATATAATTATATAGTAAATATAATATAAAAAATGTTTTTATATTATGTTTTATAGAAATATTTATAAAATACCTACTCAAGAAAAAATATCTGCGACTAATATATAAAAAGGTAACTCGTTAAATATCATATTCTCTATAGAATTTGAATTATTATATGTAATGAAATCACCCTTATTTAAAATGATATTTGACCCATCTTTAAAATTAATTGTTGTTAAACCATTGTTTAATACTATTTTAATATTTAAATCAGCTAAATCATCTTTTATTTTTGTATTATTTTTATCTAGTTTTAGTATATGTATATTTTTAATCATAAATTTTTGTTTTTCATCATTTAAATTATAAAAATTCACGATTTTTGTTTTAAATAAATTTTCTAGTGAAAAACCAGTAAAAGATTGAATATTTTTCAAAGAATCAATATTTATTTTTGAGAATGAATATCCGTTTTTCTTGTTCATTAAATATTTTTCGGTAGTATTTATAATCCAATGACAAGTTACATGATCGAAAAATGATTTTTCAATCATTCTTTGTTTTGTAAAAATATCTTTTTTAATATTGTTCTTATCTATACCTATATTTTTCACGGTTTGTTCTTCTTCTATTTTTGTCACAGATTGTTCTTCTATATTTTTTTCTATAATATCCATACCATTCTCCAACGGTATCTTATTCGACAATTCAAGTAATTCATAGTTTTCAAAATTATTTTCATTAAGAATACTTGAAAAACGATAGAATAAATCACCGTGTGTCCCATTTTTTCGGTCGATGTATTCTTTAAATAATGATTTATGAATAAAAAGATTATTTTCATTTTTGTCAATGATAAATTTTGCGAGTTTTTCCATTTTTGTAATATTTAATAATTCACTATGATTGTCAATCGTAACATCAATCATTTCTTTTTTGTATTTTGTATAATTCGTATATTGGAAGATATGATTGTCAAAATAGGGAACTTTTACTTTTTTTTTATTCCAAAGAATGATACTTAAAATTTTTCTTTCTGATGATGTTTCATTTTCAAATATTTTACATGTTCCATGGTAATACTTTCCACCATGAAAAGTGATTTGTTTTAAATATTTTGGGAAAGATAAATTTATTTTATTTTTTTCAGAATAGTTATCATTAACATAATCATTACGAGTAATATCTGTAATAATAGTTGGAATATTAGACTCTGAAAAATATGTAATAGATGTTAATATTGGCTCTTTATCTTCATATCTAAATTCACTATTAAATTCACAATCATATTCATCGGTGTCAACATGAGATGTAGAAGCAAATTTGTATTTAAACCAAAATTCAATAAGATGATGATCCTTGTTATATTCAATACCGAGTCTTTTAAAATGAAACATCGCAATATCATATACAATTTTTTCAATAATGCTATATTTGTCTAAATCTGGGTTGAGTAAATATGTCATATTATCATCTCTTGGCATAAAATAGTAATCAACCAAACTATGAATATCATAATTATCAATGTTATTTTGTGTAAATGTAATATTCCATGTATTTATGTTCAAATCCATAATAATGATATATTTATATAAAATAAATATTTATGTCCTTTTTGAATGAAAATTAAAAATTAAAAATTTATGTCCTTTTTGAATGAAAATTAAAAATTAAAAATTAAAAATCATTTTTTCACAATTTTAGAAACATGCTCTAAAACAATTTTTTCATTATCCGATAAACTTCTCTCTCTTTTGAACTTGTTATATTTAATAACTTTATCTTTATCAACCGTTGTTAAATAATATTGTGACGCATATATTAATTTACACATAATTTCGTCATCATAAATACACTCAATATGTATATCTTTCATTTGTTTAATATGCTTTAAAAAAATGGAACAATCAAACAATTCGTTATCTCCAAAATTTACTACAATAATGCAGTGATTGCGCGGTATTTTACAATCATTGTCATGTTCGTATAAATAATAATAATGATCACAATTATAATCAATCGCATAATCCGTAATGTATTTTTTTAATTCTGACACGTTAGAATGTTTGGACATATTAAAAGAAATTTCAATATTGTATCCCATTAGTATAACTAAACATAATTAAAGAAACCGAAAAAATAAAAGTTTCAAAAATAAACGTTAAAAAAATAATAATAAAAAATTATAACTATACATATATTAGAATGTCATTTAGAAAATATGGTGGCTTAAACTATGCTGCTACAAATAATATTGTAAGAAATAATTACTCAAATAATGATAATCAATCTATAACAAATGTATTAGGACAAAATAATTCAAGAATAGTATGCGCGAGTGATATAGATCTAAGTGGAAATTATTTATTACAAGTAGGTGGTATTATTTTTATGGATGGAACAACAATGACTACTGCTTGTACTGGCGGTGGTGGAGGAGGAGAGACCGGAGCAACTGGATCAACAGGAGCAACTGGAGCAACTGGAGCAACTGGAGCAACCGGTTCCACTGGAGCAACCGGAGCAATTGGAGCAACCGGAGCAACTGGAGCAAGTGGCAGAACAGGACCAACCGGTGCGACTGGTGCTACTGGCGGGAAAGGATCACCTGGTCCATTAGTGACATCTACAATTTCCGGTGGTTCATTATCACCTGGTCAAAGTGGAACATATAGTCTACAAGATAATAATAGTAATAATAATTATTTTACAATAAATAGTTATGTTGTAATTAACGACGTAACATTAGGTAATACATCTCTTTATTATTTTTTAGTTACTGGATTAACTAGTTCAACAAGTGGATCAACAACTTCTTATAATATTACAATTCAAAATATTTCAAATTCATTAACATCTAGTTGGAGTAATGACGCAAATATAACAATTGTTGGTCCAATTGGTTCTACTGGACCGACTGGTGTGACAGGTCCTACGGGTGCTGGTGAAACTGGTGTCACGGGTTCAACGGGTGCGACGGGTGCGACGGGTGCGACGGGTGCGACAGGTGCGACTGGAGGGAACGGATTACCTGGTCCGTTAGTTACCTCACAAATATCGAGTGAGCCAAATGGTTTAGCTCCAGGTGCTACTGGAATATATGACTTATTAACCAATGACGATAATAATAATTATTTTGCGATAAATACATATATTGTGATAAATGATCATATCACAGAAGGGAATACCGCAAATACGTCTTTATATTATTATTTAATAACTGGTTTAACTTATGGTACCACGGGTGGAAATACATATTATAGAATAACCATTCAAAATGAAGGAAATACTACATCGACATGGGATAATTACGCTGATATAGCACTCGTTGGACCAAAAGGAGACACGGGTTCTACGGGTTCTACGGGTGCGACGGGTGGAACGGGTGCTACGGGTCCAATTGGTCCGTTGCTTACAACTATTATTTCCACCTCGGGAACTTTAAATAGCGGAACCACAGGTATTGATTATCAATTATCATCAGCATATAACAGTAATAATAAATATATACCAGTAAATTCTTATATAACTATTTCTGGTAATACCAGCGGTTATCTTGAAGTAGTTGGTGTATCATTAAGTGGGAATACTTATTATTTAAATCTGTATAATTTTACTAATTTTACAGCAAGTTGGAATAGTGGTGCGTACGTTACCTTAGTTGGACCAAGAGGTTATACGGGCACAACTGGCGCGACAGGTGCTACAGGTGCGACAGGTAGGACTGGTGCGACGGGTTCTACAGGTTCTACGGGTTCTACTGGTGCGACTGGTAATACTGGTATAACTGGAGCAACTGGTGCGACTGGCGCAACTGGTAGAACCGGAGCCACGGGTGCTACAGGTGCAACTGGAAAAACTGGACCGACTGGTGTGACAGGTCCTACGGGTGCCGGTGAAACTGGTGTTACGGGTAGTACCGGTGCGACGGGTAGTACCGGTAGAACAGGAGCAACGGGTAGAACTGGTGCGACTGGAGCAACCGGTGGAACTGGTGCAACAGGTAATACAGGTGTAACTGGTGCGACAGGTGGAACTGGTACTACAGGGGCGACTGGTGCGACTGGTGCTACAGGCGGAACTGGTGCCACAGGTAATACGGGGGGAACTGGGGCAACTGGTGGAACAGGTGCGACGGGACCGGTTGGTCCATTGGTAACATCAAGAATGGCAACAGATGGTAGTTTAACATCGGGCTCTACGGGCAATTTTACGCTTGCCCCATCATTTAATTCAAATAATAAATATATTACACCAAATACTTTTATAACAATAAGTGACCTCACAAATAATGTAGGATATTATGAAGTAATTACTTCTAGTTTTAGTCTTGGTATTTATACCTTGACACTTTATAATTTTTCAAACTATGATGCGACATGGGTAGCAAATGCTGATGTAGCATTAGTTGGTCCAAGGGGTGCTACTGGAGCAACCGGAGCAACTGGTGGAACAGGTGCGACAGGTGCGACAGGTGTGACAGGTGCGACGGGTGGAACAGGTGCCACTGGTGCTACTGGTGCTACTGGTGCTACTGGTGCTACTGGTGCAACCGGTATAACGGGTGCGACTGGTGCGACTGGTGCGACTGGTGCGACGGGTGGAACAGGTGCGACGGGTGGAACTGGAGCAACTGGAGCAACTGGTGGAACAGGTGCGACAGGTGCGACGGGTGGTACTGGTGCGACTGGTGCGACTGGTGCTACTGGTGCTACTGGTGCTACTGGTGCTACTGGTGCAACCGGTATAACGGGTGCGACTGGTGCGACTGGTGCGACTGGTGCGACTGGTGTGACTGGCACCACTGGTGCAACAGGTGTCACTGGTGGAACGGGCGCAACTGGTTTTACAGGTGCGACTGGTGCGACTGGTGCGACTGGTGCGACAGGTGCGACTGGTGCAACAGGTGTAACCGGTGGAACGGGCGCAACTGGTTTTACAGGTGCGACTGGTGCGACAGGTGCGACTGGTGCGACTGGTGCGACTGGGGTGACAGGTGCTACTGGTATTACTGGTCCGACTGGTCCTGCCGGAAGTGGTAATACAAGTGTCTATAATGTAGTGGTAAGTGCTACTGGTTTCACTACAGGAGGATCTATAGTTGGCTCTGCCGGAATATTCACCGGAACAATTACTGCATCAGATATTAATACAACATCAGATTATCGTATTAAAGAAAATGTTCAAAACATGGATTTAACTCAATATAATGTAAATAATCTAAGACCAGTAACTTATGTTAATAAATTATCAAAAAAAAAAGATATTGGTTTCATTGCCCACGAGGTTCAAGAAGAAATCCCCTTTTTAGTTTCCGGAAAAAAAGATGATGAATCATATCAATCACTGAATTACATTGGTTTAATCGCTCTAGCAATTCAAGAAATCAAGTATTTAAAAGAACAAACAAAGAAATTGAATCAGTTGTTGGAATTAAATGAAAAATTAGTCAGTCTAGCTGATATTGATTTATCTGGTAACTATCTAACAAATATCAAAGGATTTCATTTCATGGACGGCACCGTACAAAATACGGGTTATAACACTAGTACTCAAACGACTACTGATACAAATATTGATATTTATGAAATCAAGAAAAACAATCATTATATTAATAAATCATCAATTGGTTTCATAACTTGGAATATATATGTTGATAATTTCAACCAATTTCATGACGGATCCATATTTTATTTTATAAATTCTACTGGAAACACACAAGAATTCTATTTTAAAGGTGAAACAAGTTTGATACTATATGATATAGATAATAGAAAATTAGACGTAACAAATAGAATCACTATTGAATCAACCAGAATAAAAATACTCTATACAAACAACGGATCATCTCAAGTGGAAATGTATATATTGAATAAATAAAGACATTGTAACGGCAAACCTTTTATCATACAAATAAATCAATGAGAATAAAAATTGATTTATTTAATTATTTCATTTAAAAACAAAACCATCCCATAAAATATAAAAAAATATAAAAATGTCAGTCCTGTTGGAAACATTGAAAAACAAATTTCACGATGAAAAAGACGACCTTATATTATTCGACGAGCCATCACACAAGTATACCATTATAACTGACCCAGACAGTAAATATACATCAGTCACTACCTGGATCCACACCCATTTTCCCCATTTTAATCCGGATAGTGTCATCAAAAAAATGATGAGCGGAAAAAACTGGAATCCCACCAATAAATACTGGGGCATGACCCCGGAAGAAATTAAAAACGAATGGAAGAAAAACGGCGAGGCAGTTTCATCCTTTGGGACCAATCTTCATTTTGATATTGAATGCTTTATGAATTATCCGGTAGAAACCCAAAACACCAACACACATGTATCCCATGCGGATTTATTACAGTATTACCATGAACAATACACCGCAAAAAATATTCCACCACCCAATCAATCCGAAGAATGGGGGTATTTCTTGAAATTCACCGAGGCATTTCCAGACCTTATCCCATATCGAACCGAAAAACGCGTTTTCGACGAAGATGTCAAATTTTCCGGGTCGATCGATATGATTTATTATCACCCCGAAGACGATAGTATTTCAATATATGATTGGAAACGAAGTAAAGAAATATCCAAGTCAAACGGTTTCAATGAATACGCCACGACTGAATGTATAAATCACTTGCCAAATACCAATTATTGGCACTACAGTCTTCAACTAAATATCTACAAGGCAATTATTGAGCGTAAATATAATAAGAAAGTCCGTGATTTATATTTGGTGAGACTTCATCCAAATAACACGCGCAAAACATTTGATTTAATAAAATGCGCAGATTTATCAGAGGAGGTGTCCTCATTATTTGAATATCGAAAAGAGGAGCTCAACAACGTCGTCGGAAAGTAACAATACCTTAAACACGAATAAAATATAAATAAAATATAAATAAAAATATAAATAAAAATATAAATAAAAATAAAAATATAAAAATAAAAACTTAAATAATCAATATGTTGTTGTATAATATTTTTGTTTTATTTTTTTCTTTTGGATCCGCCTATTTCATTAAAAAAGTAATCGAAAATGATTATATATTACAAAAATTAGTCCTTCATAATTTTGACTATTTGGTAGAGTTGTTTAATCATATTTTTATACAAAAGTTTTATACGGATTATGATACCAACATTTTTTATAAATGTATCGAAATCGCAAATACAAATATGATAAATTTTGTAAACTTGGTAAATGAAAAAGCTCAGTTTATGTCTTTTTTATATTTAGAAAACAGTGAAACAGAAGAAATCCAGGAAGCTATTATAGAAAAAATACCAGAAAAATATGAGGATAAATATTTAGATATTTACAGAAAAACTGACTCCGTGATTTGTAGCGATGAAAAAATAGAGGGTTTGAAAAATATGATTTTAATGGAAAATACACCACTTGGAAATGTAATCATGTATTATGACAAATCCCGTGAAACTTTTATATATTATTCAGACAGTAATATTCCTTATAGATATTTAGAAGTCATTTCACGAAAATATGTTGTCATGAATGATTGTAAACAAATCCATATTGATATGGATCAAGAAATCAAAGAAGCACTGGAAAAACTAGAACAAAGGAAACAAGAAGAGCAAGAAAAAAGAAAACAGTTAGAACAAGAAAAACAAAAAACCGATGAAAATCATTCAACAACAAATACGTTTGTGAAAAAAGATGTATTTGCCAAATTGAAAAAATACAATACAAATACATCATTGAAATCATCTGGTATTCCAACGGATAATAAATCAATATCAAAAAAGAATATTCAGGAAAACGATAAACCATTGATACTTAAAGAAAAAGCAAACCGTTATTCTTGTGAAGGAAAATTAGTGAATTTTAGTTTTTTGAAAAAGGTTGATAAAAAGGTAGTTGACAAAAGATATGGAATGAGTTTTTCGGATTTTAAAAAAATGATTACCCCAAGTTCAAAAAAATAAAAATATACTTATAATATAGATAATATAATATGTCAATCAAAAAAAGAAATATGAAAAAATCAAAGAAAAAGTATCATATGATGGGTGGTGCTGATCCAATAAATGATAAAATACCACATGTAATCTATGAAAGTGATTTAAAACAAAAAATGAAATCAAGACATGGTGGCTTATTGGCTCTAATACTTACTTTAGCAACGATTTTATCATCACGTGTTCAATATGTAATAACCACTGCTAAAAATACAATAGGCACTGTTTTAGGAATAAATATGTCTTCCATAACAGACGTTAATTTAAAAGAATTTTTAGCAAAAAAAATAAGTGAATTACGCGATTTATTAAATGATCCATTAACACAAAAAAATTTGAGGGAAATCGCAGAAAAAATGGGAGTATATGGAGGAATCGCAATTAATGTTGCTACACCAGCAATAAAACAAGCAATGCCTCAAATAATAGAAATAACTTTTGAAGGTGCCGATTTGTTGGGACGTTCATTGATAAAGTTGGCGTTAGATTTAGCAGGAACGCTTCCAATAGTAGGTACAGCTATAGAAGGTGTAAGAGTCATTGATGATACTGTAAAATCTGGAGAGGCTATGATTGATGCGAATTTACAAATTGTTGAAAAGGTAACTGACAGTTATGGTGATTTTTTAAAAAAATTTATGGATTTAATACCTTCATCAGATCAGTTAACGCCTGCTTATTTAACATCTTTAATAGAAAAAGAAAAAGCATTGGCAAGATCAAGCGCGGTGGCAAGACCAGTAGTAGGAGGGGGAATAAAACGGGCTTTAGAAATAAAAAAAAGAATCAAAAAAAGTATTGCCCGTTTTCACAGAACAAGTAAAAGGAAAACGAAACGACACAAAAAGATATATTAAGTTTTTTCCGTTTTTTTCCAGTCATTATATCCAGTACTGTGAAGAATATGAAAAGACGTGCCCAGGTGTTGTTTTGCGATAGCAAACGCTTTTTTTTCCTTTGGACCAAATTTTTTCAAATAGCGCGCAATTGATTTTTGATCTTCCTCATTATAATGTGATACTGTGAAATCTTGTTGAGAAATATCAAATTCTTTTAATATATCTTCTAATTCTTTTATCATAATCTATTTGTTAATAATAAAGAGAAAACATTTAATTTATATTTCAATTTTTAATATAAATCAAATAAAATACCAAAAATTCAATAAAATAAAAAATTGAATCAAAAGTAATTCAATTATAAAAGCGCAAAAAGCAACCTATAACAAGAAAAAATATAAATATAATGAAAAATGATACGCCAACAGTCATTGTTCTTGATAACACTAGTATTATTCTTTCTATGGATCTTGATAGTATCGGAGCCATATGTAATACAAGTGGAAAGGACGATCAATTATTGTCGTCAACAATTCGCGACTCATCCAAGCATGATAATACACTTGATATTGGTTCAACCAGCAATGATTTAAATAAACAACCTATATTTCGTTTCAAATTTAGTCAACCATTTATTGATGAAATGTATGTATTTTCAAAAGTACACCAATATGATTCCCGACATGATTTCAAAGATGCGTGGAATACCTGGACAGAAGACAACGTGGAATTAATAACTAATGAAACCAAGAGGTTAGAAAATATGAATTACCAGGGTGATATTATGGATAAAATGTTTAAAAGCGCGCGTTATTATTTTCGTAAAAAGAGCACGATCAAGAAAGATCCTAGTGAGCGTGGTTTCTATGTGAATTTGGATAAGGATTTATTATATGCGATGGATGATCATATCAAAAGAAATATTTCATCCAATATAAAAATGAAACCGTCTGAGAGTGTAAAGGATTTTCAACAAATTAATGCGGAATATATTGAGGAAAAAACCCAACATTTATGTCAAGAAGAAGGATTTGATGATACCATGATAGAAAACAAAATCAAAAAAACGTATAAAAATCGTTATTTTATGATAATGAATTCAACAACATCATCAAAATAATAGTAGACAAATATGAAAAATAAAAAAGGTTTAACCCATTTTTTATTTTTATTTTAACAACAACACATTGATAATCTAAATATCATCTATATTAATTTCATCATCCTTATTAACAAATACTATATCTTCTTCATCGTCGTCTTTTTCTTTTTCAATTTTCAAATTTATTTTCTTTGAACTAATATCCATTTCCATAATTTTCTTGTATTCATCCTCTTTTTCATCGGTAAAATCAAACCCATCATCAATAGTATCACCATCATTTGTATTTGTATTCACGCGATCATTCAAAATAAATTGACTCCAATTTACACTTTGGACTTGGTTTTTCAATCGTTCCTTGTCTTGGTCAGAATAAACATCCAACAAATCACAATTATCTAATTTTCCACCGGCTTTTTCAGATTCATAATCTCGTAATCCAATGAGTATCCATCTTCCATTGCTAATCATATTATCACGTTTTCCTCTACCGCGAAATTTACCACGAATAAAACATAACCGAGTCTTATTGTCCTGACACAATACATGACACATACCATTACCGAGCATTTTTGTTACTTGAGCATACAATTCCCCATCTTCCAAAGCAACGCGGGTTTTTACAAGTTGTTTGGAAGAAGAGGGAACTACAAATTTACGAGCTTGACCCTTATGACCACTACCACCTTTTGTATTTTTTACCATTTCTGAATAATATATTATTATACAATCAAGATAAGAATCATATTTCTTTTCAATTTTTATTTAAAAAATAAAAATTGAATTACTTTTATTCAAATCACAGTATGACAAAAATAAAAACTAAACCAAATCAATAATGAAAACTGCTGAAGTATATATCCCAAAAATAAACGAAACCATTACATATACTATTGGCACAAATGCTCAAGAAAATTTTGATATCATAGACGCATCACAAGAAACAGATTTATGGTTTCATGTGGATAATCTACCTTCATGCCACGTAGTCGCTAGTATTCCTAATGTCGAAAAATATAACCACAAAGATATTGCTTATATTGCTAAACAAGGCGCCTATATATGTAAACAGTATTCCAAATATGCGTCACAAAAAAAACTACCCATTATTTATTCAAAAATAATCGACATAACAAAATCCTCAACGCAAATTGGTACAGTCGTCACTAATAGTAACGCAAAAATTATTTATATATAATATCATCCATTACCCCATACATACCAAATTATTTGTAGGCCGTGGTTCTATGAGATCCGTGTAACTGAAAAAAATCATCCGCATATGAATAATGTCTATCTTTAATTTCCTCATATAATGTATTCATTTTCTGAATTCGTTCAACCGCATCTTGTTTATTCAATTCAATGTCATCAGGTAAAAAACTGCGCAATTTATTATAAGTATTATTCACGATATCTTCTACCGAATATGTCTCAGTTTCTAATAATTCATCATAATTAAATATCAATACATTTTTGTAATTGTGATATTTTTTATCAATAACTTTATCTCCTCTCTCACTACAAACAAAATACAAATTATATTTATCTGAATGTTTTTGAATAAATTCGTCAATATCTAGGTTATGAAACTTGAATATATTTGTGTTATAATTCAACAAATATCGTGGAATATTATCAACTGACAATAAAAAACGAACGGGTTCATTTTTAATAATAAATCCATACAACATGTTTACGAGTATTGTACTTCCGGTTTTTGTTCCTGATGTCTGTATAATGACATTCGGTTTTTTTCCTTCCATTTTCTTTATACAAATAAAAAAGGTTTATATTTAAGCCCTTATTATTTTAATATTCTTTTTTCTTTTCTCTTTCTCTACTCAACAATGTATAAACCATTTTTTCCATATTTGTCATAAAAACTCTTCCATGTTTTTCCCTCGTACATTTCTTCACAATTTGAAATGTAACCAATACTCTTATTTTGTACGCTTCTGGGCAATTCATCTGGTTCATACCCGTAAAACAAATAAAAGTCCTGCATTGATTCTTCGTCAGGAAATACTACAGTTTTTTTCGTATGACTAATCACTCCATTATATTTTTGTATTCTATAAAACCAAACAGGCGAAAATGATGCGTGATATAGCCATTTATACTGATATATATCGATGATTTCTTCTCGTTTCATCAAGTTTTTTTGGTTGTCAAACAAATGTATATAATTATTTTCGTCAAATATTTCATATTGATAGGCTATGGGTAATATCTTATACGCAGGTAAATCATCTTGAACCTGTATTGTTTTAAAATCATCAAGATTCTTATCAAAAGAATCGACAATCACATTTTTCTTCATTTTTATTTTTAATTTTTTATTAAAATGAGTGAATAGTAATGATAATAGTATAATGCCTGGATTTACGTTAGAAACCTGCGTCATTTTTCGAAAACTCTCAATTTCTTTATTTTTATTTTTTTTTTTAAAATAATCCAAGATTTCCCTATAAGTTTGTAATAAAATAGTCATATTTTTACCATGATTCATAATATATTTAGTAATAAGTAGGAATTTTTTTTCTTCTAATTCTTTTATGAAATTTAAATCTGTAACGTCGATATTTTGACTATTTGCTAATTTTGACAAAATAAATACGTCAATTGAATAATTACGAATAATTAAATTATTTACCATAAGGCATACAATTTTTGATTTTTCATCAAAATCCTCACTTTTAACCCAATTATTGTAGGATTCCAATAAATAATCAAATAGCTCGGGATTTAAAGACGCGTAAAATCCATAATAAACAACCCAAATCAAACCAAATAATTCTTGATCTAATCCAGAGAAATAGAGCTCAAATGTCCAAAATAATGCTTTATCTAAGTCTTTCTCCAATAAAGCACTAATTAATGATATTTTCACATATCTTGTAACATACAAATAACGCGTGAGCGTAAATTCGCAATCAATATTTATATTCTTTATATATTCACGATTCATATTAAAACAATGTTATATTTATTATATAAATTATTTTAAAGTCCTTATTTTAAAATCAATTTTTCTTTTATTATTTTCTTATTATTTTCTTATTATTTTCTTATTATTTTCTTTTATTATTGTATAATGGGAGAAAATTGGATTTCATTAGTTCAACGAGTATTTAAAGAAAATCGTGCAAAGAATCCAGACTACAAATACAAGCAAGCAATGGTTGATGCCAAGAAAATGTATAAAAAAGCAGGTCCATCTGTAGAAAAAAAATCACCAAAAAAGGGATCAAAAAAACAAATGATGGTGGAAGAGGTTGCTATTGTAGAAGAAGAACCTGCTGTTTTACCAAAAGGTAAAACCAGAAAAAATCGTAGTCGTCATCATAAAAAATCAAAAAAGACTAACAAAACAAGAAAACAATGTAGTCACGGTAAAACATGTAAATGCCCTAAATGCTGTAAATAATTACATCTCTACAAAAGTATTTAATTTAGACGTTTACTATCCCAAAATTGACTTTTACATTGAAGTAGTAAACATGATGTTGATATAGATAAATTTATCACTGGCAATTTTCTAGTTACAAAATTCCTAAAAAAATGCCTAGAATTCATAGTAATATTCTTATATATTATGGTTGTATTGTAAAAAATAAAATATTACGAAAACATTTTATTTTTTATTTTATTTCATTATTGGCGACACCCCATCATGCGAAAGACACCCCCATTATGCGACACCCAAAAATTGCTGTCTCCTGTAAATATTTTATAGGTAAAAATATTTTATGTCTATACAAAAATGTATATTTTAGTTATGATAATAAAGCATCATTGCTGTATGGAGACAAATAATAATCAATAATAGTCTTTATATTGTTTTTTTGATAAATTCATAAATATCCGTCAATTTCAAGTAAAATGTCGCTTGGTAAAACCACACCCCCGCCATTTTCTCTCCCCAATATATCTTCCAAACTTTGAATTTTGGTAATCCAATCAAAAGGAATACTAACTTGTGTCATAGGTGACCTTTCAGTTTCACTTGAATTTATAACCAATGTATTTGAGTGTTCATAATAATTCAAGAAATTGGCTCTAAAAGTTTTTTCATGATCATGATAGGGCGCTTTTTCTGAAAATAAATATCTTTGTCCCCGAATTAGATTTTTACTTTTTGTATTCATTTTCTTGTTTTTTGCTTTTTGTTTTTTACAACAAAGAGAGAAAACAGAATCAATTTTAAATTACCCCCTTTATACATATTTTGAAACCATTTAAAGGATTTGCGATAATACTATACAGATTCTCTTTACAGTATATAAGATATACTCTATTCTTGGATTCATTTGAAATGAACGCATTTAAGAATTTTTCATCATCGTCCAAAAAAACGCAACAACAAAAAGACCCTTTTATACCAAAACGTGAAACCGTTGTAAAATTTAATCAAGACGAATTTCCTGATTTGGTTGATAATACTACAAAAACTTTGGAAAAAGAATCCAAACAATCGTTGGATTATAAGGGGGCATCACTTATTAATTACGGATATGATGAGGAAGAAGAAAAAAAGAAACCAGGTTGGAGCTATTTAACCGTAGATAAAAATAGAAAAATACAAATTGAAAATTATAAAATCCATCCAAAATATATCAATAAATCAAATAAAGATCCAAATTGGCGTAATATATTAGGACAATTGGTAACCTCTTGGGAAAAATACAAACAGAAATATATAGAATTATATGGAGATGATTGTTACAATCATATGTATGAGATGCCAAGGGATGATTATAAACATTATGATGATGAGGATGAATATAATGATGAAATATTAAGTGGAGACGATCAAGATTATTATTACGAAAATCCCGATGATTATGATAATTATTTGTAAAGAAACAAATTGGTTTGAATATATTATATTTTTTGATAAATCAATATAATACATTACATAAAAATGAATTACGAAGAGGAAGAAAATAATGACTCAAATTTAGACACAAATTGGATAAAAGAGTTTGAAACCACTGATCAAAATTATATACAATTTTATAACGAAGATGTCAATGAAATTAAAGTGACATCGTTGTATATTGATAAGGAAAATAATATAGAAACCATTAAAGAAGAAACACTGTTTTTAAAACAAGACAATATGGTCACCAAAGAAGAATTGATACACGTGATTAAAAAGAATAGTTTTAAAGATAAAAAACGGTATACCATTTTATCTCTCTTAAAATACAATATTGATTTGGAAACAAGTAATGTAAAACATTATTTGAAATCTTTATTATCCCGTGATTTTTTAGAGGTGGTGAAAAACATTGATAATATACCTCTTAAAAAAACAATTTCCATGTTTCAAGATTTGAATACTCTTTTCATACTTTTTTATGAAAAAACAATATCAACATTTGGATCAAATCATCAAACCACCAAAAAAATATATATAAGTAACAATAAAACAAAAAGGAAACAACTTAAAGTGTTTTAATTAATAATTAGTAACTATGTTTAAAATGACGACACCATTATCATCCCCGTCCTCATCACAAATAAAAAGCATTTTCACAAAACAAATCGGAAAAAACGGACATGATGAATATGGTTGGTCGGAATATACCAAAGAAAGAATCGTACAGTTTAATTATCAGTTGGTGCGGACCAGTAAAGAATCAGAAATCATTCATTTAGCAGACATTTTATACAATATTATCAAAGATTTACAGGACAATTTAGAAAACGGTAAATTATTACCCGATGAATTCCAGGAACAGATTGTCATGCTTTATAAATTGGTCGGTTATACCAGAGATATCATAGATGGTAAGGGGGAATACATGTTGGCATATATGCAAATACTGGTATGGTATAGTTTCTATCCAAGGCTTTCCGAGTTTTTACTCAAAACATTTGTCATTATGTCATCGATAAATAATCAACATCCTTATGGATCATGGAAAGATATGAAATATTTTTGTAATTATTGTAAAGAACAAACATGTGATGAAAATCATCCACTAATTCAATACGCGATTGAATTAACCAATCAACAGTTAGCCAAGGATGAAGAAAATGTAAATACAAACGACAAAATAACCCTGGTCGCCAAGTGGATTCCTCGTGAAAAACAACCCAAATTTTCATGGTTGTTTAAAAAAATGGCACATGTGTATTTTAAACAGTATTTGAAGTCATCAAACAACCCCGAACAAAAAAAACGCGCAAAAAAAAAGTCTGAAATGGAATATCGAAAATTAATATCATCTTTGAATAAACGATTAGATACAACACAAGTAAAACAATGCGAAAACAAGTGGTCACTTATTGATCCGTTAAATATTACCTCACAAACATTATTCAAACAACGAAAGGCATTTTTGAATATGCCAAATGAAAAACTTGGACGATCAGTCGAATCAAACGCAAAAACAATGCGAAAAACTACCAAGGACCGTTTGTATTGTCGTGATAATATGATAAAGTATATTGAATCAGATATTAAAAAAACTCCTCATATTCAAGTGAATGAATATATCAAGTCCGCTATAGAAATGATTCATCTGAATGATGTGACAAAACAAGAAGAATGTAACCTATTAAATGCCATGTGGAAACAAAATGGAAAAAATATATTTCCAATAAGACCCATGGTTGCCATGGTAGACACATCATTATCGATGTTGAAAAACGACGCATTATATTTTGCGCTTGGACTAGGTATAAGAGTTGCCGAAAAAAACGCTTATTTTGGAAAACAAATCATGACCTTTGGAAAAACATCCAGGTGGCATAATTTGGAGCATTGTCATGATTTTGTTGGTACAGTAAAAGCAATTACTACTCTCAATGATGAGGACAACACCAAAAAAACATCTTTATATTTAGATGAATATTCTAATCTGTATGATGGAATAGACAAATTATTAGAAACCATTGTAGAGATAAAAATGCCTGAAAAACAGGTCGCTGAAATGGGTATTATTATCTTTTCCAATATGAAGTTTATAAAACAGCAAAACCCAAACCAAGAATTCATCACTGTGTATGAGGCAATCAAACGCAAATATGAAAAGGCTGGTCAAAAAGCAATAAATAAACCTTATACATTGCCACATATTGTTTTTTGGAATATGGAGTCAACTCATGGATTCCCTTGTTTATCCATACATCCAAATGTAAGTATGATTTCTGGAAATAATCCAAAATTATTAAATTTATTTCAGGATAAAGGCATCACATACTTCTCGGAAACTTATAACCCGAATATAACTCCCTATACCAAATTGAACGAATTATTGAAAAACTCCAGATATAATTGTCTCGAAGAAGAAATAGTAAAAATGTTATTTACAGCGTAATAAAAATAAAATTGAAATTTTTTTTGTTTTTTAACAATGAGTAAAAACAAAAACAATGATACCAATAGCAACAAGTCGCTTTAATAATGAAACATGGGAAGAAAATTGTAGTTACCGAGCGAAATCAAACGCCTCTAATGGCTGTATCTACGGCTGCCCTCGCAGAATATCACCGAAAATCACAGATGATGCGATCCTTTTCGTCGTGGAAATGAACAACACTACGAATCAAATAGAAGGCATCGGTTTAATCAAAAACACCGTAAGAGCTGATAAATATTACAATATATATAAATGTCACAACTATAATAGATATGTATACAAAGGCGAATATCATATTGACCGCGCCATCTTGGAAAAATTCAACCTAGAGCTGGTCGAATGCCTAGATTATATGTTATTCAAAGAAAAGACTCACATGAAACGCGGGAGTGGAATAAAATTAATCCCCGAAAAACTATTGAAACACGAAATGTGTAGAAGCATGGTGATCAGCGACGAAATCAGAAAAATATTCCGAAAGCATTTTACATGCGCTGAAATAAAGGAACCAACAAAAAAGAACTGAAAAAAAGGCACCATTCACGGGTTTAGAAAACAAACAAAAACCAGAAAAATATATAAATATAAATGTATAATATATACTAATAGTAATGAGTAATGAATTTGATACAAATGTGGACAATTATACTCTTTCTGAATTATTAACCATTTTGTCTTTAGATACCTCAACTCCAGATCGTGAAACAGTTACAGATGCGTGTGATAAATTTATTTTGAAATTTCAAAGAGAAAATAATAATAAATTAGTTCTTTTTTTTAAAGATATGAAACAGGCACTTCTTGATTACGTAGATGAATTGGAAAATTCTAATGAGCCAGTAACGTATGGTCCAACTAATAAACAAACAGATGTTTGGTGGGAAAATCAACAAGTATTGCCTCAGAGTGATCCGGTACAAAAAGATAAAATAACGCAACGTGGTACAAATGGCGAAATATATAATAATACGCATGTCCCCATGGCCCACGAACAATTAGGTGTGACAAATGTTAAAAATGTAGAAGTAGCGCAGGACAAATTGAACCCGACATTGACAAATGTGACGACTCGTATTATTAGTTTAGATAGTCAATATCGTCAAGTTACCGGACCCAATGACACCTCAACAGATTATACACTTGATTTATCGGAGCATTTGGTAAATGTGCTTTCTTTGAAACCGTATTCTTTTCAGGTACCATATACATGGTATACGATTGATACGTCAAATGGTAATACCTGTTTTTGGATATCTTTTATGAATGAAACAACTACATTATTTGAAAAAACAGTTTCGATTACTTTAGACCCGGGTAATTATACCACAACAACTATTGTAACTGCTTTAAACACTAGTTTTACAAGTGCCGGTTTTTCTGGCTTTACAGGAGATCCGGTGTTGTATAATTCAATCAATGGTAAAATCACGTTGAATTTATATGGTGGTCATTATACAGATCCAACAACATCTACTATATATGATATTACTGAAAGTACAGTGATTACTTTTTTTGATCCAACCGATGAGCTTTCTTGTTCGTCCAATAGTTGTAAACAAACAAATGTAATTAATCAAACACTAGGTTGGACATTAGGTTATCGTTTACCATACATAAATGTTTCATCATCTGGAAATATAGCACCAGCAATAATAAATCTAATTGGACCTAAATATTTAATTGTTGTTCTAGATGATTTGAATCAAAATCATATTAATAATGGTCTTATTGGTATTACTGAATTATCAAAAACCTTGAAACTACCTACGTATTATAGTAGGGATTTACCAGTTAGATGTACTTCAGCAAATCCGATGGGTACAAATTTTGATTCGAATACGCAATTTTTAGTAGACGATATAAATGCTGGAACTTTAATTATGGATAAATGGGACGTCAGTTATGTAGCAACTCCAACTGTATTACCTACCGCTCCACGAATACTAACACAATCTCAAATATATTCTATAAATGAAATCATAAAAAATAATGAACGAAATGTGAAATACAGAGCATCAGCGCCTACTTGTTCTGATATATTTGCGATTATTCCCTTAGATAAAAAAGGTCTTTCTACAGGTGATTTATATGTGGAGGATTCAAGTACATTACAGTTGAATAAACGCGTTTATTTTGGACCGGTAAACATAGATCGTATGCGTATTAAATTATTGGATGATAAGGGAAATGTATTGAATTTAAATGGTGCGGATTGGTGTTTGACAATTGTTGCGGAAATACTATATCAATACTAAAAATATAAAAAAATAATGATTTAATATACAAATAATGAAAATTGTGGATTGTTTTATCTTTTACAATGAATTAGATTTATTAAATTATAGATTACATATTTTGAACGAACAAGTGGATTATTTTGTCCTGGTGGAATCAACTCATACGCATAGTGGAAAAGAAAAGGAGTTAATATATGAAAATAATAAAGAAATGTTTCAATCATTTCACCATAAAATAATTCATCTTATTGTAGATGATTTTCCTTATAAATATCCAAATATTAATTATGATAACAAGAGTGATAATTCTCATTCATGGCAAAATGAAAGATTTCAACGAAATTGTATTTTTCGAGGAATACAACATTTATCATTACAAGATGATGATGTAATTATAATTAGTGATTTGGATGAAATACCTGATCCACGTACATTAGAAAGAATTAAAAACAATGAAATAAATATTACAATAAACGCTTTACAGATGGATTTTTATTATTATAATTTGAATTCAAAAAAAGAAATGATATGGTTTTTTTCTAAAATTCTTATATACAAATATTTTAACGAAATAATCCAAAATAAATTAACTTGTAGTGATATCCGTTTAAATCATATTTATATAAATTCAGATGAATATATTATAAACAAAGGAGGTTGGCATTTGTCTTATTTTGGTGATGCGCATTTTATAAAGAATAAATTAGAAAATTTTGCCCACCAAGAATTTAACAACAATGAGTATGCCAATGTTGAAAAAATTGAAAAACGCGTTACAAGCGGTATTGATTTATTTGAAAGGTTAATTCATGAAAACCTTGTAAAAATTTCAGTAAAAGAAAACCCCTATTTACCACCTGAATGCGAAACTTATTTACAAAAATTCATATTATTTTAGTTTATTTTATCATTACATAATATATAAATATGATGAATCCTTTATATATGATAGATTTAATTGGTTATTATGGACCTCAAATTTTATTTGGATCGTCAATATTTTTACTGTATAAAAAATCAAATTACTTATTTGTCTATATGGTTGGTTTTATATTGGATATAATTTTGAATTTTTTAATAAAAGGAATTGTAAAACAACCTCGTCCAAAAGGTGACTATAATATTTTTAAACCATTGGAACAACATGGAATACGGTTTTCATCAGATATATATGGCATGCCATCTGGTCACGCTCAACATGTATTTTATTCGACCGTTTTTATACATTTAGTATTGAAAAATACAACCATTACACTTTTATACATATTCATTTCAATACTTACATTGTTACAAAGAGTAAAATATCAAAATCATTATATAACACAAGTGATTGTTGGGGGTTTTATTGGGGCGTGTTTAGCATATTATATGTACATATATGCTGATAAAAAGATAATTGGTAAATTAATACCAAAAAAAGAAGACAACGCAAAAGATATTTTGTAAAAAAATATTATTTGTGGTATATAATAATATAAAACATGTATTTCGATGGTACATGTTTTATGACAAATAATAAATCAGCATTTGATATCCATGTAAAAAAGACCATTGGAGTAAATGATCACCATAACTATCATATGTTCCTTCAAATGTCCAGGTAAATGTAGAATTTATATGTGTTTTCCAATCCAACGGAACGAAACGATGATAACTTTCGCCGTCATAGCCATATTGTTTTCCTTCACATGTTATTAAAGAACAAAAATGTTGTTGGGACATATCACGAACAACACAACTGTCGAGAATATATTTATTATCACGAACAACGAATTCTTTTTCTTTGTCCTTGATGATACCCGAATTACCTGGTGTTTTATTCGGTCCGTCATTTATTTCAAGCACAATAATATGCGGATAATAACCCATTTGTTTGATACGTTCATTTATCTCGCTTTTCCAATCCATATTGTAATACGTGCTTACAAATAATAAATCAATGGTTGTATCATGTAAATATTCAATAATATTTGAATAATAATGAATAGGGTTTCCACCCTCATCAACATTATAAATTTGACCCAACCCCAATCCTGTATTTTTATTTTTGTGTTGATGTATTGGTATAGATTCATATATTTTTTGAATAATACTATTCGTGTCTAAATCGTACGCATAGTCTGACCCATTAAGAGATGATTCAATCGCAAAATTCAACAAGGCAAACGCATCGGCTAGTTTCTTTGGTAGTTTTTTTCCATTTGTATTTTCTCCAACTATCATGAGTTGTCTGAAGTAATGAAAAAATTTGCGTCCTTTATCACTTATAAAAAATGTAACAAACATTGCATTAAACCAACAATTCGATCTATACTGTTTAGGAGTAATTATTTTAGAAACATCTATGTGTTTATTTGCTGATAAATTATGTAGTAATAATTTTTTTGCGATATCGTCATAATAAGGAACGCATTTATTATGTCCGGGAATTTCAATTTGAAGTGGCTCAAGTAATTCAAATGCGCGATCATTATTACATCCCATAATGTTTTCTCTCGTGAGAGACTTTAAAGAAACTAATTCTTCATTAATCGTTGGTGAATACGATGAATATTTAAAAAGTCCTTTTGCTTTATCATGTATTTCGTCCGAAATCAAACTACTTACGTATTGTATATTTTTGGGTGTCGTGCTTTTAAGAATATGTACCTTTCGGGATCGTTTCTTGGATTTTATATACTTTTTTTTTGATTTATCATATTTATGTTTTATGGTTCTTTTATGTTTGGTGGTTCTATATATCATATATTTAACATATATTTAAAATTACGCTGAATTAAAAAATATTGTATTAAAGTATGGGAGGATCGGGTATATTACCAACATGTATATATAAAAATAAATTATATTTTTTATTTGGAAAGGAAAACCGTTTCGATAAAACACCTGGATGGTGTGATTTTGGCGGAGGTAAAGAAAAAGGTGAGACATTTATGAAAAATGCTCTACGCGAAGGAACAGAGGAATTAACGGGATTTTTAGGAAGTGAAAAAGATTTGGAAAAAATGTTGAAAAAACATGGAACTTACAATGTCCATTTCGATTCAGGTAAATATAGAATTCATATTTTTCCACTTGATTATGATGAAAAACTGCCATTTTATTACAACAACAATCAACGATTTTTACAGAAAAAGTTGGAAGACAATTTCATAAAAAATTCTAGAATTTTTGAAAAGGCGGAAATCAAATGGGTATGCGTTGATGACATTCCTAAAATGAGATCTGAATTCCGTAGTTACTTTCAACCTGTAGCGGATGATATTTGTAATCAAAAAAATGAAATTTACTCTTTTATAAACAAGTCAAAGAGAGAAACCAAGAACAAGACCCGCAAAAATCGGTCTTAAATTGAAATGACTGAGTATTTGGCAAGTGTGTATTCCTTTATTTTATGAAAAGTGATACCTTCTATTTTTAATAAATGCTCAATATAGTCGACGATGACTACATTATAGTGTTGGTTTTCACTTTGCTTGGGTTTTCCATACAAAATATCATAAATTTCGTATTCTGGTTTGAGACGAATCATTGCGGTGCGGTAAATCATAGTAGTGACATCTTTGGAATCACCTCCATAAATAGTCTTTTCTAATTCTTCCAATTGTTGATGTTCTTGTAATATTGCCTCAAAAGCATTGATTAATTCCTTGTATATTTTCATGTCTTCAATTTTATAACAATTGTAATACAAGTCTAATTTTTTTTTGATATTGTCCAAACAAAAGAGATTCTCCTGTAATGTTTTCCATTGTTTTGATACAAGTGGTATAATAATATTTGTCATAATGTAAATTTTAATCTTTACCACGTCAGATGGAATATAGTCTGAATTACAAAGTGATTTTCCTGTAATATTTGCTGGATTGAGTAAATTTTTTCCTGTCAAACTAGCCGTTATACATTTATGATTCATCTTATAATAGTTATATATTATAAGATGTATATTTTATTCAAATTCAAATATTATTAATGATCATTACATTTTTCACATTTAGATGATTTACTACACCTACAAACCTGTTTTTCTTTGAAAAAAAGAGGTCTTGTTTTTCCACACCCAGTGTCGCACCTATTTCCACACCCAGTGTCGCACCTATTTCCACACCCAGTGTCGCACCTATTTCCACACCCCTGGTTACAAGAACTATATGGTCCACATGATTGATAATGTATTATCTCACATGTTTCTACACACGGAAATGGACATTTCTTACAATATAAATCCAAATTAATACTGTGTGGATAAAATATATTTTCTAAAGGATCATTTTTGATAATTGATTCCCCGTAAGGGTATAATATATTGGCAACATACTTGCAATTTACAATTTCTTCAATTGGACATTTATTACAATAATAACAATTATCATTGTGTAAATGATTAAGTATTGATCGGTATTTTAATAAACTAGTGTTTGAATTCGTAATAGAAACGGGTGGTCCAATATGGTTTTTATTATTCAAGTTATTATAATATGCTTTTGTTAATGTTAAAAATGTTTCATAATTTATAAAGGTATTCAATCTATATTTTTTATTTGAAACCGATTTTTTAATCATTTCTCTCCCCTTCTTTATTTTTAAATAGTCATTGTAAGAATTTTCATTATTATTTGAAAAGAATTTTTTATAAGACATATATACTAACAAGATATTTTTAATTTTACAAGAATAATAACAACAATCATACCTGAATAAATATTCTAGCTTTAATCGGTAAAACTACTCGATGAGGTACTTGATTTTTTAGAATAATATGAAAATGAATCGCATTCACTTGATGAATTTTTGGAAGATGATTCACAACTACTCGAATAACCACAACTACTACTAGATGAGGTTTCACATGAACAACTAGTTCTGTCACATGATTCACAATAACTACTACTTGATTCGCTTGATGATGAAGAATCAGAAGAATCAGATGGTGGGTCAATACATTTATTTTTCAAACTATATCCACTTATGTGAACTTTATATTGAAAGGTAATATTTAGATAGACATTTGCCGCACACGAATAAAAGCGAAAATTAATTTGGAAAATAATAGGCGCACAATTATTTTTAGTTGAATATTCAATATATCCTGATGAAATTAATGTATTAATAACTTGGTCCCAGCTCAATCCAATCTGTGTGCCACATATAGACGCAAGGGATTGAGTTTTATATACTTCTTTTTGTAGAGAAATAAGTGTACTTGGATTCATATTATTCACACTAATATTAAAATTTTCTTCAAAACATTTCAAAACCTCGTTATATAAAGAAAAATGATTCATATTTGAATTATTAGATACAAATCTTTGTTCTGAAAAAATAATGTTATTATTTGTAATAAGTGCCTTATTTACACAAAAATACTTGGAACTATTGTGAAAAAAAAGATTAAAAAATTCGCTTTCTTCTAAATTAATTAAATTCAAAACAATATGATTTATATTACAATAATGGTCAATAGGAGTTTTTTCTTTTTCACAAGATGATCCCGATTTTTTTTCAAAATAATTATATAATGTTGCTATAGGGATTATTGGGTAATTATTTCTACAAATATTATCTGTTGGACAATGTATTTCACTATTGTTATATGTTTTTCCACCAATAAATTGATTCATTTATTATATATTTATATAATATTTGTATATAATAAATTTTTCTCTCTTCAAGGAACTATCCGGTTACATTTTTGAAATTAAAACTTTCATATAAAACTTCCAATTCTAATGTAAAACTATAATCCATATTATTAAAATCAATCACCTTTCCAAACTTGTCCAAGATTTTAATATGAAGTCTTGACAAATTCACAGGTCCGTTGTATTTTCTACTTTTCGCCAAAGGATTTTGGGTTTCATCAATGACCATCGACAATTTTCCATTTACAATAGGAATTTTTGCTATAATATCCTCGTTCAGCATACTCTTATCAAAACCCACAATATTTGACATGTTATTGTTATACTGATAATCTGTGATCGACATGTAAATATAACGATCACCCCCGGCATCAAAAAGCGCCTCCGATTGTAGTTTACCAGTGATATTTTCATATTTTCCTAATCGAAATCCAATCGTCCAACCCATGGTATTCATTATGTTTTGATTTATACTTTCTACAAATTCAATCGTATACTTGAAACCTTGTGGATGATTATGCGTCAATTCAAACATTGATTTAAAACTATACGGATCGATTGAAAATTTAATATATTTCAACGCATCATCTTTTTCCGCCTCGTAAAAATAAGTCGTATTCAAATAATTCTGTAATGTATCACTATCGTAATTCCCGTCCGGCACTTGTATCACATAGGTATAATCCTCATTACAGTGACATATATGTATTTTAAATGTATTGTTTTTTTTCATGTTTGAAAATAAATACCACGCATTTGGTATTTCAATAGATGCCAATCTCATCGACAGGACATTTTTGATTTCAGTTGGAATAAAATATTGAAAATCGCAGGGATTACTCGCATAATAATTATTGCGAAAACAACTGTTTAAATTCAAATTTGTCAACTGTGTGATTCGTTTGATTGAATTCAAATCTCCTGGAGCTACACTATTGGTGAAGGAATTATACACTATATTAGTCTTGTTATGTACCAGTGAATCGAGTGTATTCAAACGGGATGTGGTATTCAAAACAGAATTCAAATCGCTAATCCCTTCTTGGGAGGTGTTGTTTTTTTTGATATCCATTTCAAATATAACATCGATGATTTGATTTGAATTGTACTTTTCATAGTTTTTGATTTGCTTTATTTTATCCATATATTGATTAATATTCTTCGCATCAGTCATATTAGGTATGTAGTTTTGCTCAAAAAGAGCATAAATTGTCAGGATCAGTTTTGCGCCCTTCAAGTAAAATTCGTAAATATCACTAGAAAAACGCTGCTGTATGAGTTTTAATTTATTTTCAATCTTGGTAATATTTTCATAATTATGATCGTTTGATAATTGATATATATTCAACAATTCAAAAAAATTATAACTATTGATATCTAAATCAATATTGTTGGTCGATGACATTTATCTACTATCTTAATATAACAATATTTTTTAACTTGTATTTTTCATACATATATTACTACGATATGTATCGAATATTGGAATCTGAATCCGAATTATTATAAACATATGGAATGAACACGGTAATTGAACTTGACAACCGTTGGTTTTACACAGGGATTCGGACTTTTGAATATTACATTCACCACAAAAAGGGGTCTTATATTTTTGGGATAATTATTTACTAAACTATAATCTCTCATCATGGTTATAATATTTGACCAGGTGAGAGAACAACTCAAGCTACAGCAATCTAAATCGCATAAAGATTTTATTTTCAGTAAATCGTTTCTTAAATCAGTCAAGGAACAAGTCGTGAAACAATTTCTAGAGACATTCAAATCTTCCTCTGTATTTTTTATGATTTCCTCTAGTAAATAAAAGGGTTTTCCATCTACTTTTCTATATGGCGCTAAAAAGGTTATGTAAAAAAATTCCTTGACACAGCTTTTTTTAGCGTCGATTCCAAAATTTTCCCCGTAGGGATAAAAAATGTTTCTAAATGTATCCTCGCTAATTGATATTTCATCTAAATTTACAATATGACTATTGTTACAGTTGATTTCTACCGGGGAATATTCTTGGCACATGACCGCTACATCTAATATTAGATTTCTATCGTTACAATGATTATCTATGTGATGATCACAATAATGATTATGATCATCTATTTCATGATCTTCCTGACAGTGATTACAATTACCTTTCTTCATATAATAAATAATAATATTTTACTTTTTATTATATTTTATTATTTTTACATTATTATTTTGACTTTACAAAAAGATGTATTTTATCTTTAATATCCTTTGGTTTTATCGTAAAATCTGTATTATCAAACGGTGAATCATACCATTCATCTGTTGGCTCATCCGCAATATTTTTTTTTAAATTATCCTTATATGTATTCGATAAATGAACACTCTTCCATTTATTAAAAACAAATATATCACCATACCATTTGTTTTTATTATATGGATAATAAATATCTGTTGAAAAAAAAGCTAAAAATCCAATCAACCAAGAAAAAGATCCTCCTGATAATACAATATATTTACACGTGGATCCAAACATGATTGTTTCAACTTCATTTTTATCAATTACAATCATATTAAATTTACGTATCAATTTTTTACAAATACTATTTTGTATTTCATCACTTGATATATATGCTTTTTCATAATTAATTTTTTTTATTGTATCTTCATAATATTCAAGTAAATTATGATTTTTATTTTTTCTAACATCACCTAAACGAACATGAACAAATAGATCATTATTATGAATATATCTATCTTTGAATATATTTAATTGCATTATTTTATTTCTATTTTCATTTATTTCAAAATAATTTTTTAAATAATAACAAAAATCTTTAGAATGACATGTTAAATCATTAATGAGTATCAAATTTTTATATTCTTTTTTTCCTTCATTTTTAATTAACTCATAAAAATTATCGTCCGTCAATAAAATATTTTCATTATATGTTTTATTTCCTATGAATAAAGTAATCCCTAATTTTTGGAATAAATCATAATATTTATACTCAAATTTTAAATTATATTTCATTGATAAAAAATGACACGCCATATTGATAAAGAATAAAATACCAAATCCTGAATAGTTTATTTTAGATGTATTATAATATAATGAAGTTTTTTCTTGATTTTTTCCAATTGTCACCCAATGATGATATGCTTTTAATGGCGTATTTAAATCATATTTATATAAATCTGGATAATTATTAAGATATATTTTCCAATCAAAATTTTTAATTTCTTTTAAATCAAAAAATATTCGTCCATCTTTTTTACCATGTATTAACCAGTGATTCCATGCCTTTACTTTTGTATTTATACCAATTTCTCTCAAATCACTATAAAAATTATAATAACTTATCCAATCAAAATTAACGTATTCATGCATCCTATTATAAAGAAATATTTAAAGATTATACTAAAAAATAATTTTATTTATCACTTGGTTTACGTTTGGTTCAATTCAAAAAATATACGTCCTTCTTTTTTACCAATTAAACGCCAGTGATTCCAAGCTTTTACTTTTGTATTTATTCCGTTTTTTTGTAATTCGCTATAGTAATTTAAATAACTTATCCAATCAAAATTTACAAATTCTTGCATATTCGGTAGTATTATATATTATATACAATAATTATATATTATTTCAAATTTGAAAAAATTAATTCATTGAGGCCATTCATTAAAGTAACTTCAATATTCCATCCTAAATCCTTGAGTTTTTGATTACTTATGTAGTACCGCTGATCATTAAAAGGTCGGTCTTCGATGTATTCTATCCATTTATCATAATCTTCCGTATTTTTAATGAGTTTTATTAATATTTTAGCAATTTCCATGACAGAAAATTCCATCTTGTCATCGCATCCAATATTGTATATTTCACCAATCATTCCTTTTTCCAATATACATTCAAAAGCTTTGGCTGTATCATAAGCGTGTAAAAAAGCGCGAACTGCGGTCCCTTCTCCCTGTATTGTAACCTTTTTGTTCTCTTTCAATTGTTTAATAAAAAGCGGTATTAATTTTTCAGGATATTGGTTGGGTCCATACACATTGTTACCACGGGTAATAATAATGGGCATTTTATAAGAATGATTATATGACTGCGCGATTAATTCCGCTCCGGCTTTCGTCGCCGCATAAGGATTCGTGGGGCACAAAATAGAATGTTCCGTCTTGTGTTTTTCTTCAATATGATTCATGGATTCACCATATACTTCATCGGTTGATACATGAATAAATTTTTCTATTTTGCCATACCTACGACATACCTCAAGTAATGTATGGGTTCCCAATATATTATCATGTGTGAATTTTATAGAATCATCAAATGAATTCTGGACATGCGATTGTGCCGCAAAATGTATGACATGTGTAATTTGGTATTTATCTAATGTTTCTCTCACTAAATCAAAATCACACAAGTTACCTTTCACTAAAACATAGTCTTTATGGAAACGAATACGAGCATCAACATTTTTTTCGCTCGCACAATAATACATGGCGTCTATATTTACCATCGTCCTGAATTTGTTTTTGGGGAAATAATAATTGATAAAATTACTTCCAATAAAACCGCAGCCACCCGTAATCAATAAATTCATCTTGGGTTGTTCCTGAATAAATCCCCCCATAACTAATGTATCTTTGTAATTAATCAAACAATTACGGACTGATTCTTTAATATTCAAAATAAATGGATACATGGTTTGTAGACGGGTGGTATCAAGAAAATTATTCGAGCGGTCAGCTGCCAATATTTTTCGTTGCTCTTCTTGAGAAAAATTATTCCAAGTAAAATTAGGATCAACTATTTCTTTATACATTTCCAATATTTCATTGTGACTAATTAATCCGGGATTGGTTAAATTCATTGTACCAGTTGTTTTATTACGCATCATATCAAGAACAATTGGCAATAATTCAGGCAATACTGTCATTGAATTAGGAACGGAACAAACTTTTTGATAGGTAGTTATTTTTGTAATAAAATTTCGACCGTTTTTTTCTCCTGTGATAGGCATTCGAATTCTCAAATTCAAAACACAATCGTTGTATAAATGCATTAAACGATCTGTGTATCCCTTCACAATAGAATAGGATGACCCAAAAAAATTAGGGAGTGATTTTTCATCAAATCCAAATTCTTCTTTACCAAAGGGGTGATCCTCGTCGAATTTAAATATACAACCTGTACCCAAATAGGTATAATGGATTTTATTGTTTTTACAAATATCTGCTAATAATAATGGCGAATACAAATTATCCCGCATATTTTCCACCAATTTACCTTCTTGTTCCAAATAATCAATCGTGGTATAAATCTTGTCATCGATTCTTCCATGAGTGCGTCCAATAAAAGAAACCACGTGGGTTGGTTGTATTTCTTCAATTTCTTTTCTTAATTCCACCTCATCATCAATGCGGCATTTACCACAAGAATAATGAATATTCTTTGTTACCAATATCTCTATAAATTGTTGTCCAATCCAACCTTTTGATCCGTATACCAAAATATTCATTTTCTGATATAATTCAAAAATTAATATTTAAATTATTATAAAAAGAAATAGTTATTTTCATAATATTTTTTAATATATAAACTGTGTATAACAAAAATCGCTCGCTAAATTGGGGTCCAATATATAAGCATATGGTAAATAACAATAACCACCTTGACCCCAACTTTTACCCCATGAATTTGCGCATTTAAATTGTTGGGTAGTATCATTGTATCCAACAATACACATACAATGACCTCCCTCTAGGGTTTCTGTTGCCGTATCTGGATTTGGGACAATACCTGTATTAGAAACATTTAATGACATGAAACTGGAATACACCATGAAGCCAAATATAATTGGAGTATTATTATTGTACAAACAATTCTTGAAAGTCGCTAAATCTTGATTGACAAATGTATATGTGAATTTTCTGAATTTTTTTGAGCTTGTAAATACAGACTGTGGGGGTAAATCTGTGTATTTATATGTAATATATGGATAAACACTTTCTCTACAAACACCATAGCCTTTTATTGATTGACATGCGGTTCTTATAGTAGTACCATCGTCTATATCAAGTGATGTATAATCAAGACATCTACAAATAGCATATAAAAATAATCTGGATAAATTTATTGCTCTATTGGTTTGTTTGCTCACACAATAAGAAAAGGCATTTGTGACACAACTACCTAAATTTCCTTGGTCTATGATCGGTGGTAAATTAGTTACATTATAACTATTTGGAGCAACTTTTGTTGTCTTTTTTAGGACGATTCCTTTTCTGGATGTAGTTGTAACCTCTAAATCACTTAATTCAGGGTGCGCCTCTGTTTTACATGTATGATCACGATCATCTTTTTCTTGAAATTTATAATTCAAACGACAATTCAAATAAGACATTTGTATTATAACATAACGCAACAATATTTTTATTGCGAATATTTCAAATCAAATATATTCTTGTATTTATCCTTCATCATCAATTCAATCAACGTTTCGGCGGTAAGTATTTTTTCCCGTTTCAATATTTCAGCACTTTCATGTATCAAATCTTTGGAATTCTTTACAATAAACTCAGCATAACTGTAAGCATCATTAATCAAATTAAATACCTCATTGTCTATTTTTTCCTTGTATGTTTCGCTCAAATTAGGATATATTATTTTCTTACCCATTCCATAATAAACAATCATTTTTTCTGCCAATTTGAATGCCTCTTCGAAATCATTAATCGCACCGGTTGTCACCGAAACATCATAAAAGACTTCTTCCGCAATTCTTCCCGCTAGTAATATAGCCAAATGTTCAAAGAGTGCCTCGCGGGTGTAAATTGTGCTTGTAGATCCTTCAAAAATCGTATAACCTGGACTCTTTGGTGAAGACAAATTAATCACTACTTTTGTCATCTTTGAATGATGTTTCGCAAGCATACCGACTATTGCGTGACCCATCTCGTGAATCACAATGTGGTCTATTATATCCGAGGTGAATTGATGGTCTGTCGGTTGCCATCCCGCCATCATTCGATTCATAATGATATCTATATCTGAATTTGTCATGGTTTCCCGATTACTCCGCAAGGCATTCAACATTGCTTCGTTTAATAGATTTTCGATTTGTGCTGCGCTTAATCCCACAGTAATATCCACGAGATCTTTTATATTCACAGAAGCATCATGCGGTTTCCCTTTAGCATGAATATTTAGAATCGCCTCACGGGTGTTTGAATCCGGTAGACCCACGAAAATGCGTTTGTCAATTCTACCTGGTCGGGTTAATGCGGGGTCCAGCAAGTCCGCACGATTTGTCGCACAAATGAGGAAAATACCGGTGCTATTCTTGAAACCGTCCAAGGAAACCAAGAGTTCATTTAAAGTGCTATCCCTTTCACTGCTGGAAGTTTCACCATCACCAGATCGTTTTCTGCCAATTGCGTCGACCTCATCAATAAAAATAATACAAGGAGCATTCTTTTTTGCCAAAGAAAATAATTCCCGTACCCGCGATGAACCGACACCAACGTATTTTTCTTGAAATTCTGATCCAGAAACAGCTATAAAACCGACCTTTGCCTCACCTGCGAGACCTTTTGCCAAGAGGGTTTTGCCATTTCCAGGTGGTCCCTCTAAAATAAGACCTTTGGGAACACGTACATTATATTTGGAATATTTTGCATAGTTGGTTAAAAAATCAATACATTGTGACAATTCATTTTTGATTTTATCAAAACCGCCAATATCGGTGAAATTATAGGGGAATTTTGTAATCACCTCAAAATTATCGGATTTTTTATCGCGATTTTTGGACCTTCCTCCAAATGGGTCGTTGTCCTCATCATGTTCATTCTCACCATTATTCATAAACTGACTAAACATTTCCTTATTCATTACAATGCGAATGCCTCCTTGTTTTTTTCTACTATTAGGGGTTGGATCACTTTCAGTATAGTTGGAATCTTGTAGTATTTTCGAAATGAGGTCTTCTATTACGTCATCATATGGGCTTTCTTCTTCTTCCTCTTCCCCGAGTATTTTCAAATCTTGTTCGGTTTGATTATTTGAATTCAAACGTTTAATATACCCCTCGTGATAATTTCGTGATAAAGGATATTTTCTGTCAGGGGGAATCAATGTGGTTCTATTCAATGAACGATCGCTGTATTGTGGTTTATCTTTATTTATTCTTGTATTTTCATAATGAGGGCGAGAGATGGGATATTTTCCGTTATTGTTGTTGGTCTTTACAAATGTAAAACTTTGGGTATTTGATACGAAAAGAAAAAATAAACAAATATGTACCCACATTTATATTATAAATAATAATTATTTTATATACTTTTTGAATTATTATTTATATTTTCTGGTATGTCGGCGTTTATGGCGACGCGTCTTCTTTCGCTTTGTATTACGTTTCGTATTACGTTTTCTCTTACGATGGGTTTTTCGCAGACGTTTTCCGCCTATTTTTACACTCTCATCCATAATATCATCATTTATAATTCTTGATTCGGGAAGGTGTTGTCCCCTTGGAATGATATTACGATTAATATCATAAATAGTCATATCACGATTATAACTTGCGCTTGTTACTGGAATAAGTTCACCATTTATTATATAATACATATCCTTTCCTTCATACGTTTTAAGTTCTGTCGCAGGTGGTTCGTAATCATCAACATCCATTTCATCATTTGGGGCTGGTGATGGTGTAGTTAAACCATATGGATTACTTGCGTAATCTGTAATTACAGTTTCAGCATCATCATCATCATCAGATTCATCATTCAAATCTGACGAATTTGACGTATTGTAAGTTTCAGAAGTTGTGTCATTCGCAAAATTGAAAACATTTAAATTTTCATTTGTTAATGGGTAAGTATTTCTATTACGATATTTTTTTTTTGTTCCTGTTTTTTTTGTAGAATTTGCTTTTATTACAGATTCAGATTTTTTATTTGGTTTTTGACTCATATATTATAAAAATATATTATTTATGTATTAACTCAAATAAAAAGATCTATATATAATTACTAAATAGAATGACAATACCTGTGAATATTTATATTCTTTGTTATAACGAATCTGTTTTATTACCGCAAACGATTGCGCATTATAGAAAGTATCTACCCAACAGTAAAATCACCATTTATGATAACCACAGTACCGACAATTCAGTAGAAATTGCGAAATCATTGGGTTGCGAAGTGATGTATTTTGAATCGGATAACCAACAAAACGAAGAAACCCAAAGAGGCGTTAAAAATCACTGTTGGAAAAGTGTTCAAGATGGTTGGATTCTTGCTTTGGATATGGACGAATGGTTATGTGTTACTGAAAAAGACTTGGAGTACGAAAGAGAGCAGGGTACCACTATATTAACCGTACAAGGAGTAGAAATGTTGGGCGAAAGTCATACGTTAGATTTGAGCGATATTGATTTACATTCCATCAATAAAGGTATGGATTTCATACATGAAAGCAAAAGTCTTTGTTTTTACCGTCCAGAAATACAAGAAATGAATTATGGTCACGGGGCACACTGGTGTCGCCCAGAAGGCAAAATAAAACACAGTGAAAAGGCATATTATAATAAGCATTTTCGTTACCTAGGCGTTCCATTTATTGTCGATAAGGTGATTAAAAGATATCACCGCACACAATTTATGCGAAGTATTGGATATGACTTACACTATACTGATGACGTGGAAAAAATCACCAAAGAATACACTGATTTGGCGGAACAAGTGACAACCTATGAATTTCCTTTCAATATATAACAACTAAATATTAGTAAATAATTTAAAGATTTTAATTTTATATTAAAATTAATGATTAATAAAATAAAAATTATATTTTATAATTTTTTTAGTATAGGCGATACTCATTTTGCTCAACCCTTTGTAAAAAATATAATTGATAATAATGGTGATAAATTTGAATATTGTATTTTGTCAAACTTTAATTTTTATATATATACAAGTATATTGCCTGATATAAAAATAATACAAAATGATATTTTAAAAGATCTTAATGTAAATTTATCATCCGAAAATTTAAAATGGTACGACTATTACTTTTTTAAAGAGCAAAACATTTTATTTATAAATACATGGATTGGGAATTATTTATATATTCTTTCTAGTCGTAAAGATTATTTTTTAACATATTATAAAGAAAGTGTTATTGAATGTGATCCAGTCAGTTATATAAAATCATATCAAATAATGTTAAACATAATATTAGAAAAGGAAAATATCAAAATAAATTATAATAATGATCCGTTAATATCTATACCTGTTTTTCCTCCTAATTTAGATATTGAGGATTTTTTGAATTTCAAGAAAAACAACAGTAATAAAAAAATAGTTTTTATTAATAATTATTATCCTTGTTCTGGACAAAAAATATCAATACATAATGTAGAAAATCGTATTTGTTTGATAGATTATTTTATAAAAAAAAATTATATTGTATTATTATCAGAATATGAAAATGATTTACAAGTATATAAAATAGAAAATAACATAAAAGATTTATATTTTACAAATGTTTTATTCAAAATTGATGTTAATTATTCATGTTATAATATATATTTTTGTGCGAAAGTTGCGCATAATTGTGATTTAGCATTGTATTTTGATACAGGTAGAAATTTTACATATATAAATCAAGAATTCATAGATGAATATAAAAATAATATCAATAGAAATACCAAAATACATTTTGGGATAGATGATAAATTTTTCAAACCTTTGTCTAATAAAATATATTTTCCAGATGGATATGTGAAATTTATACAGGCGGAAAATTGTCATAGTATTATTAAAAAATTAGAAACATGTGATTATTTTTAAAGTATAATAATATTATTTAAAAGTATTTCATTAATAAAATTATTATGAGCATAAAAATTATATTTTATAATTTTTTTAATATAGGCGATACTTATTTTGCTCAACCTTTTGTAAAAAATATAATTGATAATAATGGTGATAAATTTGAATATTATATTTTGTCAAAATTTAATTTTTATATATATACAAGCATATTACCTGATATAAAAATAATACAATTTGATATTTTAAATGATCTTAATATAAATTTATCGTATAACGATTTAAACGCGTATGATTATTTTTTTATTAAAGAACAAAACATTTTATTTATAAATACATGGATTGGGAATTATATATATATTCACTGCCATCGTAAAGATCATTTTGTAACATATTATAGAGAAAATATTATTGAATGTAACCTAGTAAGTTATATAAAATCATATCAAATAATGTTAAACATAATATTAGAAAAGGAAAATATCAAAATAAATTATAATAATGATCCGTTAATATCTATACCTGTTTTTCCTCCTAATTTAGATATTGAGGATTTTTTGAATTTCAAGAAAAACAACAGTAATAAAAAAATAGTTTTTATTAATAATTATTATCCTTGTTCTGGACAAAAAATATCAATACATAATGTAGAAGATCGTATTTGTTTGATAGATTATTTTATAAAAAAAAATTATATTGTATTATTATCAGAATATGAAAATGATTTACAGGTATATAAAATAGAAAATAACATAACAAATTTATATTTTACAAATGTTTTATTTAAAATTGATATTAATTATTCATGTTATAATATATATTTTTGTGCGAAAGTTGCGCATAATTGTGATGTAGCATTGTATTTTGATACAGGTAGAAATTTTACATATATAAATCAAGAATTCATAGACGATTATAATAATAATATAAATAGAAATACTAAAATACATTTAATTATAGATAATTATTTTTTAGAAAAATTACCAAATCCAGTGTATTTTCCGGATGGATATGCGAAATTTATAATGGCAAATGGAGGTAATGAAATTGTTGAAAAATTGGAAACAAGTCATTATTTTTAAATTATAATAATATTATTTAAAAGTATTTCATTAATAAAATTATTATGAGCATAAAAATTATATTTTATAATTTTTTTAATATAGGTGATACTTATTTTGCTCAACCTTTTGTAAAAAATATAATTGATAATAATGGTGATAAATTTGAATATTATATTTTGTCAAACTTTAATTTTTATATATATACAAGTATATTGCCTGATATAAAAATAATACAAAATGATATTTTAAATGATCTTAATATAAATTTATCGTATAACGATTTGGCCGATTTAAATTATTATCATTCTAAGCAACATGGAATTTTATTTATAAATACGTGGTCTGTTCCCTTAGGTTATTATTCTCCTGATTATGGATCCTGTGAGCCGGTAAGTCAGATTAAACTATTTAAAATATTATTAAATATAATTTCGGGTAGTGAAAAAATTCATATAAAATATAATGATGACCCATTATTAGCTATACCTATTTTTCCTCCTAATTTAGATATTGAGGATTTTTTAAATTTTAAAAATAGTATTATTGATAAAAAAATGGTATTTATTAATAATTATCCTCCAGGAGGATCCCAATTATTTCCAATACATAATGTTTTAGATTTTATAAAAATAATAGATTATTTTATAAAAAAAAATTATGTTGTATTATTACCTTATTGTGATGAAATCATAAAAAAATATAAGGAAGAAAATAATTTGAATAATTGTTTATATTTTGTTACAGAAATGTTTAATATTAATATAGATGCTTCATGTTACAATGTATATTTTTGTGCGAAAGTAGCTCATTACAGTGACATAGTATTATATTTTGATACGGGTAAAAATTTTACATATGTAAATAAAGAATTTCTAGACGATTATAGATATAATGTTATTAGAAATAATAAAATACATATTGGTGCGAATGACGGTTATTATAAAAATTTAACAAATTCAATACATATACCGGATGGATATGTGAAATTCATACAGGCAAACGGCGGAGATGATATTGTTGAAAAATTAGAAAAAAGTAATTATATATAAAAATAAATATAAAATTTTACACTTATATATATTTATATTATTGTAAAATTATAATAATGGATTACAGTTATGATAAAGAAGAAAAACGTGTAGGATACGGTTCTAATTTTAATAATATATATATTGATAGAAATACAAATACAATAAAAAAGGTTTGTTTTAATGATTACGGTATGAAAAAAATAACATATGAAAAAAAGTTTTATGAATTTCTAATAAACCATACAATTGATTTTCCTGTACCGAAAATACATTGTTTTTTAGAAAATGGATATATTATGGATTATTTATATGATTATACTCCATTGTATAAAATATTTACAAACAGTGAGAAAGAAAAACAAAATGAAATAATAATTAAAATAACAAAAAAATTAAAAAATTTACACGATTCAAATAAAATATTTGTATCGAAAGATGAATATTATAAACATTTAAATATTGAAATAAATAGTAAACTATTACAACGGTATGAAGTTATAAAATCGTTACTACAAAAATACGATTATATAAAAACTGTCAATATGATTGAAATAATACCTTTTCACAAACTAGTTGATTTGATACAAAAAGAAATATATAAAATTGTAAATGATAAAAGTGAATATTCTTTTGTTCCACTCCACGGAGACTGTCAATTCAATAATATATTATATAATGAATCGAGTGGACAATTATGTTTTATAGATCCAAGAGGCTATTATGGCGAGTCCGAAATATTTGGAATAGCTGAATATGATTACGCAAAAGTTATTTTTGCCTTGTCGGGTTATGATGAATTTGACAATCGTAGTGTAGATGAATTGATGATAGATGGAAATAATATATCTATAAATATTGATAATTTATTACATATGCCTTTGGTATCTTCGTCATCAATCGAGTCAAATAAATTGGGATATTTATTAATGCTTTCAATATGGTTAGGTAATTCTCATTGTTTTATAAATAATGAAAATAAAGCAGTGTACAGTTATTTCATTGGATCATACCTGGGATCCAAATTTTTTACTTGATTTTATTCACCCAATAATATAATAAATCTTTCAAGGTTTCTTCTATTGTATATTCTGGTTTCCACCCAAGTTCTGTTTGAATCTTGGTAGAATCACCGTCTTGATACTGAATATCGATCGGTCTCCAAAATTTAGGTTCGATTTCTTGTCTTACATCATCAAGTCCACTTATTTTAAGTAAGGTTTCTGTATAAAATCTCATTTTTTGAGGTTCACCTGAGCATACATTGTAAATTTGTCCTGTAGATTTTTCGCTCATCATTACAATATAAAATGCGTTTGCAATGTCACGAACATCCGCCACTATACGCATCGTATCTAAATTACCAATTTTTAATACCTTTTCTTGTTTTCCCAACATCATTCTTGCTATTTGAATCGCGTCAGATGAAATCGAAAATTTAGATCCTCTTCTTGGACCAGTAAAACAAAAAGGACGAATAATTGTACAGTTCAATTGTCCATTTTTCATTCTTTCCTGTAAATATAAATCAATCGCTGCTTTAGAAGCACCATACGGATTTGCTGGTAATAAAGTATTGTCTTCTTTTATTTTTCTTCCATCAATACCCTCATTTCCGTAAACTTCTACAGTTGAACAAAATATTAATTTACATTTTGGTTGTCTATCTGATAAAGTAGTGATCAAGTTGATTGATCCCATAACATTCCATTCCCACGTTTTGATCGGGTCTAAAAAACTGGTTGGAGGATGTGTTTGTGCAGCCAAATGAAATACACCGTCAAACTGATATTCGACAAATATTTTATCCATCATGCGAAAATCTGTCAAATCTCCATATACAAATATAATTTGATTATAATACTCGTCTGGAACAATATCACGAATATCATTTTCTCTTCCATTATTTATTCTCACTAAGCCATATACCTCATGACCTTCTTTAATTAATTTATTTGCCAAATGAGGACCAAGAAACCCGGTAATACCCGTAATCAGATATTTCATGATAATAATTAATAAACTATTGTTTTTATATTGTTATATTAATATTTATTCAAATAGTTGAGCAAAATCATTTATTAAGTAAACATCTTTTGATTTCAATATTTCGTAATTTTTCAAATGTTTATCAGTAACTATATATATACAATCTGTAACATTTTTTACAGCAGAAAAACCGCTCATCGTATTTTCAATGCCAATGATTGTGTCCTCACCCTTGTAATATTTTTGTTTTGCCAATTCGTAGCATTCACCACATGGTTTGGAATACGTATAATCCTCTCGAACAATCCAATTTTTTATTTTATTCAATAATGGTATTTTCTTTTTGAAATGTTCTACGTTCCGCAAACTCGTATTTGTTACAACAACGTGATTTACATGATATTTATCTAAATACTCAATAAAAGTATCCGCATTATTGATGAATTGAATGGTTTCAATTTCTTGAATTTTATCATTTTTGTGCGTTTTAATTATATCTTTCATATCTGTTCCAAATGTATTTTCCAAATAAACATCAATTCCTTGATTTTCCAATATGTCAAAATAATCATCATAAGTTAATTCTACATTCATTTCTTGTTTTAAGACATCTCTATAACATTCATAATGTATTTTATCTGTATCAATGAGTGTTCCGTCTAAATCAATCATAAAAAATACATTTTTACTATTCAAATCGTTATTCATATTCAAAACGGGGTGCCATAGTTTTTGAAAACATCTCTCTAAACCGCATTTTAAAGGAGTAAATGTATAGTCTAAAATATCGTATTTTGTATCTTTCAAAAAGGTATCTTTAGGTCTTTCGGCTCCATCATTTGGTTCAGTGTCAATACTCATAACATTTAATTTTTTATTCAAAAATTCCGATATAATTTGTGAAACTTGATATTTACTCACTTTTTCATGAGGATTACAAAAATGATATAATCCTACTTGAGGATTCATTATCATGTCGTAAATAAAATTACAAAAATCGGGAATATAATTGGGTCTTCTTACTGAAAAATTGTCCTCTTTACTGGTTTCGATTCTATTCAAGATTTTTTTACCGATTAATGTAACTGCTGTGTCTTGTAAATTATTTATATTATCCGTATACAATACAGGAACACGAATAATTGTATATTTGGTGGAATTTGATTTTACCTTGTATTCTGAAATCAGTTTTGAAATGCCATAATTTTGTAACGGGTTTGGCTGACTATCTGGATAATAAGGGGCATTCATTCCATCAAATACGTAATCAGTTGAAATATGTATGAAATGTATATTTAATTTTGAACATATTTTTGATAGATGATTTGTAATGTCAATATTTGCTTTTTTTGTATTATTCCAATTGTTTTCGCATATTTCCAATTGTCTCTCAACAATACAATTTACACAAAGGGTTACATTTAAATTTATAAATGCATCTTCTATTTTTTGACTATTCAAAAAGTCCAAATGAATCGCGTTTTCAACCTTGTTGTAATTATAAGAACCCGTATATTCAATATTTTTGCTTTTTAGTAATTTACATAATTCCCTACCTAAGATACCAGACGATCCACAAACGAATATTGTCATATGATTTAATAATTATGATATAACAATATATTTATATTGTATTTTTCACTTTTTTAATTATATTTGTGGTACTTTTATTTTCAATATTATCAATTAATTTAATATTTTTTAAATATGGATGTTTTTCTAGAATCTTTTGTATAGTGTAATCCGTTCCTTTTACCCAATAAAATGGATCAACTATTTTCATAATATTTCCAAGAGATTCTTCGGTTTGTATATTCATTTCTTCATACAATATGACATAATCGACATATTTGATTGTTTTAAATAAATCAATTCGATCTTTATAATTATTAATAGGTCTTTCATCACCTTTTAGTTTTTTGATTTGTTCGTCATTACTTAGGCATATCATTAATACGTCTCCTAATTTTTTTGATTCCATCAAGGTATGGATATGTCCAACATGGATAATATCAAAACAACCTGACGATAATATTATTTTTTTACCATCATTTTTTAATTTATTTACAACAAGTTGTAATTGGTCATTGTCATAAATAATTTTTGAATTTTCTTGGTAATCATATTTATTTAATGTTAATACGAATGTTTTTTCCTCTAAACAATGGATTGGCTCAGTGCTGTTAAGAATAGATCCTTCTCTCAAATACTTTAGATTTTGATAAATACAACCATTTAATAAAATGGTGAAATTGTTTGATCTTACAATACTATCTGAGTTTTGAGAATTTATTTCAACAACCTTTATTTCAACATCTTGTACGATTTGGTTGAAATTATTTTCTAAATAAAAATAGTCATATTCATCTAAATTTTCCTTTACAGTAGTCACGGATGATTCGTAATTGTTATTGTTTCTTTTATATAGGTCATCAATACGTAATAAATCGTTTTTATCTGTAAAGTCAATACTTTTATTATATATTTCAATTTCCATGATATATGTTTCATCTGAATAAGTTCCAATACCGTGAAATTTATAATGAGGTAAAAATATACTTTCCATGTTGTTCAAATTAATGACTTTATCGTTTATTAATAATATTTTTGCCGATCCTTTCAATACAATAATAAAGGTGTCTTTGTTGAAATGACAATGTAATGATGTTTTATGACCTTTGTTTAATTTTAAAAACCATATACCAATATTTTTATTTTGAAATATTAAAAATTCGTGTCCCCACGGTTTAACACATATTGTTTTATTGTAATCAATGAAATTATGAGGTTCACTCTTTTTATGTATATTATTTAATACAATACTCATTTCCTTTTCAGTTGGTTCATTCATACAAATAATATAAATAAAATACTTATTTCTATATTAGTTATATTGAATAAATATTATCCATTCCAGGGTTTAATATATTTAACAAAACAACTTAAAGAAACAATTCTTCGTTAATTTTATTAGATTTTATTCAAAAAATATAGAATTTATCGAAGATTCTGTTTACTAAAAAATTCAATTTTCAGACAAAAGTAATTGGAAAAAGTAAAAATGGACATTTTTGGTATGTCCATTTTTGAAAATCCCAGGGATTCATGTTAAAAACACTGTTTTTTAGGCCATTTTACAGCATAAAGCTCTCTTGGATTTTTCCCGGAAAAACAAGCGAGAGCATAATTTTGTGAGCATAAAAATAGATTTTTTAAGCAAAAGGATTTAGGGAGTTTTTATTTTATCATACTATGATAAAAAATGGATAAAAAAAAAACTCTAAAAAACTCCAAAAAACTCCCTGAATATAATTGTGAATTTTGTGATTTTAAATGCTGTAAAAAGATAGATTGGGATAGACATATAGCAAGACCAAAACACATAAAAAATGAAAATGATAACAAAATGGTAAAAAATGATAACGAATTAACGCCAAAAAACTCCCTATTTATTTGTGACTGCGGTAATTTTTATAAATATCAATCTGGATTATCAAGACATAAAAAGAAGTGCGATACAAAAAATCAAGAAGAAAATATAACCATGGATATAGAAGAGCCTGATCTAACTGAAAAAAGTGTACCAGGAAATATAGATTTTTCGAGTGATTTAATACTGGAGCTTCTGAAACAGAACCAGGAATTCAAGGAACTCATCATTGAACAGAATAAACAAATGCTTGAAATAAGTAAAGACCGGAGCATCACTAATAATATAACACAAAATAACAATAACAAGTTCAACTTGAATGTGTTCTTGAACGAGACATGTAAAGATGCGCTGAATCTAAGCGATTTTTTGGAATCACTAATACTAACCCTAACAGATTTCGAAAATTTTGGACCTCTTGGATATTGTGGCGGTATTAGTAATATTTTAATCAAAGGATTAAACACATTAGAAGTAAGCAAACGCCCGATTCACTGTAGTGATTTAAAAAGAGAGGTGATTCATATTAAAAATAATGATACTTGGCATAAAGATGATGATAAACAACAAATGATAAAAGTGATCAAGGCGATTGAGCACAAGAATATCAAACAAATGAATCTTTGGGCGAAAGCCAACCCCGAATACAAAGATCCGAATAATAAAAAGAGTGAGCTGTATACCAAGTTAATTGATCAGAGTTTGTCTGATACAGATAAAGAAAAAGCACAAAAGAATTATAATAAAATAATTCGTGCTGTAGCTAAAGAAATATTAGTAGAAAAATAATATTTTTGTATATATATATTATAAATGGAGGAGGATAAGCCAGAATTAAAAGAACAAGACAAACCAGTAGATGTCCCTTTAGTAGATGAAAAAGTTGAAAAAGAAGAATTCACAAAATGCTGTGGATCTGGTGATTGTACCTCTTGTTGTCCGTTATCATTCAAGGGAATTCGTGAATTTTTCGCTGGGTTTTCTTTAGGATGTTCTAGTAAAAATTGTGTAGTAATAAATACAAAAAAAACTGTAGAAAAAACAGTAGAAAAAAAACTAGAAGAAAAGAAGGAGGAAGCACCGGAAGAAAAAGAAAAAAATGTAGTATAATATTTTATGATTACTGTGAAACATAAAATATTTATTGTGTTCTAGGAAGTTTTGGAATAGGATAGAGAATAGGGTTACGCAAATTATTATAACCAATAACACTACGATAATATGGTAGATCGTTTTCAAAAAGACTTACACCTACATTATCATTAGGAATATCTGGTGGATACACTCCTTGATTTGTATTTCTTCTATTAAGTGGAGGAGGTCCATTTTCTCTTGTTGTTCTTGGAGGAGTTACAGGTGTGGATTCAATAACTGGTGGCGGTGGTATAGTTGAAGAAGGAGGATCATATGTTTGTTGTCTTCCATTCCACCATAAACGAACAGGTGTGGAATTTCCAATTTTTCCATAAAGTTCTCCCTTTTTAGTACCACTATCAAAATTTATATCAAGATTTATTCCATATATTATAGCATCTTTACCGTCACATTGAAATTCAACAGGTCCATTATGAGATATATTTTCGGCTAATTTCGTCCAATCATCATCATTATTTTGATATCCACTTAGAGATATAGGAATATCTGAATAATTCACTGGATCTTGAGGAATACAACCAATAATTTTTTGGACAAATTGACGATTACCACCCCTCATACTTTTTCTCACTTTCCTTGATTTTCGTCTATATTGTTTCTTAACCTTTCTTCTTTTTGTACGAATTTGTTTTTTTATCATGTATATAATAATCAAAGAAATAATTGTTATCTAATAGAAATAGTTGAAATTACAATTGTCATATTTTGTACATGGACCTATACATGCCAAGTGTCCCCACATAGGAACATAGACCTCTTTTGCCATTCCAAAAAACAATGAACTGAGAGAAAAATTGCTTCGTGACAATATAATCACCTCTGAATTACAAAGCAAGTATAAATCGAGACTTTCGTCATGACTACGAATAGAGCGGTAAGAAAAACCGGTACCGTAATTACCGGGCGACGTGATAATAACCACTTCATAATCAGGATATTTCAACAAAGCATTCTCAATTTGATATTGAATTGTTTGTGTAGGTAGAGGTGTCTGTCGATTGTATTTCCATCCAAAACAACTCCATTCACATTTTTCGTTATTATTAATCAACCATGCATAATGACCAGAGCAAATTCTGCCATCATAATTAGGCCATGTCATGACATCTTCTAATCGTAAATGAACCAAAATGGTTTTTTTGGGATTAAATGGAATGCTATAATTCTTTTCCAGTGCGTACGATTCAAGACCTGGACGAATGTAATTATATAAATATTGTTTAAAATATGATATGAGATCACTTTTTAAATGTCTAACGGTGAGAGAAGTGGTGTAATTCAAATCTGTATCATTACAAATAACAAGTTCTTCACTTTCCTCAATATTTGCGTATTTTTCTTGTAATGTTTGGTTATACAATTCAATAAAACTAGTTAAAGATTTCACAAAAATACTGTTAGCATAATTCAATTCGGGATCATAAATGATAAAATAATGATTATTATAAGCATGAATAATTTGGGAAACATAATTGATTAAATTTGTTCCTAAACGGTCACACCGGTCCAATATTTTTAAAAATATTTTTTTTTCGTGTGGTTTGACAATAGGAAATAATTCCATGATAAAATATATAATTACTATGGGTTTATATATTTTTATTTTGTATATTTACGAGTTATCTTTTTTATCCTCTAGATTGTTTAACAATCCTCCCTTTTGTTTTTTTTGCGAGATCATTTGATTTCACTTTACGGATAACCATGTGAGACAATTCTGTTTTTTCAATCCATTTTGTATTGTAATTTGGGTGAAATGTTTCTAATTTACAAGTGTTTTCATCAATTTTTACACATTGTGTTGCTTTGATTTTATATAATTCATCATCTTCGTCAATAATTTGTCCATATTTTTGTTTTTCTTTATCGATGTATACCCAGTCACCAATATCAAATTCTTGGGACATTTATATACAAAAATATACAAAATATAAACAAAAATATATACAAAAATAAAATAATTATTTGCTGCTAGCCATTTCTCTCATTGACCCTTTTTTCTAAAAGTAAAAATGGATAAAAAGAATGATATAATTTATATTTTATCACATTTATTGTAATATAATTCAGCATCGGGAGTTTCTAAATTGACTTGAGGGAGAGAACCCCATTCAGAATAGGGTGTGGCTTTTGAGGTGGGTCGCTCTAAAGCGAGAAGTTGCTTGAGTGCTTTCATTCTTCTCTCAAGAGGGAACATGGATGCTGGTAATTTTCGACTTAATTGTTTCCATCTCCATTCAAATTGTAGTGCTGCTTGCCAATCAGGGAATCCAGCGACATGACATGCGCGTTCCCAGATCTCACCTTTACCCACTTTGGCACCCGTAGCGTGAGCCCCGCCTTTGATTTCCTTATTATGTTGCCTTAATCGGCGATCAAGATCCACCGTAGCGCCTACATAGGTGGCATTATCACTGGATACAAGAAGATATACAAAAGACATTATATAATATGTTTTGTATATAAATTTATTTTTGATTTTATCATCATTTTTTTATTATTTTTTTTGCTGATACATCTTTTTCAGTAGATACAATGATTGGTTGACTAATAGTAGGAGGAGTTTCATCCATAGTAACAACATTTAGTTTTGATTTACAACCTCTTTTATGAGCCGACATGGCAGATTGGTTTTTTCCAACAAAATCACAGAATTCGCAAACATATTTACTTGAAGAAAAAGCATATCTGGTAGATAAGAATTTTTCCAAAGACGGGAAATCATTTTCTTCGATTTGTTTAATCATTTTTTGACCAAAATCTTTGACAGTTTTGATTTGTAATAATTTTTGAGAGACAAAATATTGGTATTCCTTATTGATTTCATCAAGGACTTCTTTGTCAATCGTGTAACTATTACCATTGTTAATAATAATTTCGTCTAACTTGTACTTGAAATTATCAATCATATCAATAGCAATTCTAATTTTTTCTGCGTCATTTCTGACTTCATGTACATATAATAGAACATTACCATCATTTATATTGATTTCAAAGTTTTCTTTGTTGGCAATTCCATAGTTTTGCGATAAAAATAAACCACAACATCCTTGAATTTCAACATCGCGTATAAACTTTTTAACCTCATCTTGAATAACATTTCGACTCCAATTTTTATTTTCAATCAATATCGTAGGTTTGTTTTTTCTTGTAAGCATAATATCCCCAGTTTCTTTTTGGTCTCCAACAATATCAATTTGCGCAGTTGAATACAAGGATTGTAATATATTGAATAGAACATTTTCAGACATTTTACCTTTACAAGAAGACACCTCCATTTTTTTTAGTAATTCTCCAACATTATTTTGTAACATTACTTGGGTTGATTGATTCGAAGACGAAATATCTTTAATATCTAATATATGTTTTTCGGTAGATGTTTTCATTTGATTAATTGTAGTATCTAATCTTTTTTCAGATGATGAAACAATCGTGTTGATCATTTGTTGGGAATTAGAAATCGTATTTGAAATCTTATTATCCAAAAGATTAATGAAATCATCGAGAGACTTTTTATTGATGGTTGAATTCACCAGTTTATTTGTATCTTCATTCATTGAATTGTGTAATACTTTAATATTTTCTTGTATTTGTTTGTTTAAATTTTCATTATTTTTTGGAATAACATCATTCACCATGATAAAAATTTTATCCAATAAAATTGAATTGTATTCTTTAACAAGGGGAGCGATTTTGTCAGAAGTATTTGTCGATAAAATCATTTTAACATCTTCAAAATATTCTTTTTTGAATTCATTGAATTTATTTCCAAAGGTATTAATGGTTTCAGCCTGAAGTTTATTGAGAGAATCAGATACGCTATTTACTTGAGATTGTAAAGATTTAACATTGTTTAAAAGTTGTGCTGCTATATTATTGCTGAGAGAAGAATTCATGTCTTGAGATAGGTTCAACATAATGTCAACAAATATAATATTCATTGATTCAAAATCAATATTTTTATGTTCTTGATAAAAAGACCAGACCTTTTTATTATTACAAGTTAGAGAGAAATTTTCCATAATAGAAAATATTATAGTATGTCTTTATATTATTTTCAAAGTTAATTTACTTTTTTATTAAAAAATTGATTTAAAAAGTATTGAAAAATCGAGCGAAATCAAAAAGTTAACAAAAAAGTGAAGCAAAAAGGCGCGAGGTTTAGCCCAAAATCAAAAAGTTAACAAAAAAGTAAATCAAAAAGGGGGTTTTCTCTCTGTTAATTCAAAAAACTAACAAAAAACTAAACCAATTTTGTATATTTTTTACTTCTAATTCAAAAAACTGACAAAAAACTAAACCAATTTTTCAAAAAATCCTTTAAATATTTTTTTTTTGAGTTTTTTTTTCTTTTTTTAATTTATAATTAATTTTTTGCTGACAAAGTCAATGTTGTTACACAAC